TTATATGATTGTGACATACTTTCTGGCTAATTCCCAAACCGCTTCATAGTCCTGCTGCTCTTTATATTCTCTGTTCCATGCTTCTGCTTTTTCCTGCTGTCCTGCTCTTTGTAATGCCTTATTCACTCTTGAAACAAGCATAAACACATTGTCGCCGTAATATTCCGACACTTCGCACACTGGTTTTTCTAATATACCCGGAAGAACTGCCACGCTTCCATCATTCAGCACCACCCAATCACAGTTTGTGTCATTTAGTATGCTTTCTTCTGCAACATTTGTATGTTGCGGGTATCTCTCGCAAAATGCGTTGATTGCATTTTCCATATTGTCAATTATGGTGTAGCCCTCTTTTTCAAAATATTCTTTCTGATACTCTTTCATTGTTTGTACCATTCGTCCTACCTCCGTATTGAATTATATTGACCTTGCCACGTTTTCTTGATATTATATCTATATAAACAGTTTGGGGCTTTGGTGGCAAGCCCGCCGCCCCTCTGTTTGTACCCTGTCGGCTATTCTGCCGACTTTTCTTTTTTCTGGTCTTCTGTAAGTTCCTTTACCTTTGCTTTCGCTTCGTCAAGGTCTTTGCAGCCGTCCAAAATCATTCCAACCATTTTCAAGATTTTTTCAAACTGTTTATCTGTCATATTGTCTGCCATGTTTTCTCCTTTCCCTTGCCGTATTCGTTAAAGTGTTGTTGCTTCTTTAACTATCTTCATTATATACTTACGGAAGTATAAAGTCAAGCGTTTTATCTAAATTTTTCAATTTTTTCCGGCTCAATTATATTGTAGTGTGGCGCACTCTTTGGCATGATATGCGGTTCTACTTCTCCCACTGCTATTATTTGTGCGCTTTCTTTTTCCATTTCAATTCTTTTTATCATATCCCGTCTTATTTCCGCACCGCTCCCATCTGGAAGCGTTATTTTGTAGCCCATCTTTGTTTCTTCAATTTCTGCGTCAATGTTGTATGTGCGCCCGTTTGTAAGTTCCAAAAATACTTTTGTTATCACTCGTTTTCCCTCTCCGCTTTCTCTTTCATATATTCTTCAACTCTCCTTTTCGTGTCTGGCGCCATGATTATTCTTGCTTTCCTGCCATCTTCTTTTATTTTGAAATCTTTATATTTTTTCATACAGCCTGCGCAATATGGTTGCTGCGTGCAGCCTTTGCACTCTCTGTGCGCTGGTTCTGTGCTTGCCATTCCTCCCCGCAACGGTATGACCTCATGTGCGGCAGCAAGGCTTTCTGCCATTGTTCTTGCCCGTCTTTTTTCTTCTGTCACCTGCTCCGGTTCAGTGTACCAACCCCAGACGCTTTTCCCGGTTGCTTCTGGTGTTCTGTCTATATTTCCAAAACGTACATTTGCCATGCGCTATTCCTCTTCTTTCCTCCACGTCAGTTCTTCCCCGGTGTCCCGCTGGTACTTCTCTTTCACGGCTTCCACAACATAGTTGTTCTGTGATGAATAGCCCTGTTCTTTTGCAATCTCTTTTATGCGGGCTTTCATGCCCTTTGGCACCGCAAGTTCCATGCGGTCATAATTATTATCACGGTATTTGTTCTTTGCTGCCGTTGCTGCTGGTCCTCTCGGTATAGTCTTCTTTTCTGTTGTATCTGGCATTTTCTGCACCTCCTATGGTTTTTAATCAGTATATCACACTTTGTTTTCTTACGGAAGTATACATTTTATACAATCTTACGGAAGTATATTTGTGTATTTTGCCCATTGTTTTTATACTTCCGTAAGTATATAATAAAGACAGTTAAAGAAATCAAACACACGGAGGTCAAACGATATGGGAAAAATCATTTACATGGAAGATAGAATAAACGGGCTGCACTGCTACACCCCAGAAATGGGACAGCGCAAGCCAGAAGTCAAGATGGAAGCCAGCCTTTCATATTATGGCAAACATTATTTTGTTGATACCCCGCTTGAATTAAAAGGCAGGGGCATAACAGAAATTGAAGCCCACTGGATTGATGGCTGCCAGAAGAAAATTGAAAACTGGCGCAGCTACCGGGTCACAAAGGCGGCTTTTGAAAAATTAAAAGCGCAATATCCAATTTCAATGGAATGTTGCCTTGACTAATAACTACACGGGCGGCGCTGCTGCCGCCCAGAAAGAATGGTGATAATATATGGGAAAATCTTATAATAGACGTTTCAGAAAGAACGGGCTTTCATTCATGGTGCAGGACACGCACCCGGCAGACCGGAAAAGTGATACTGATAAATACTATCTGACGGTAAACAAAGGCGGCATATACAAGATTGTGTATGACGGTATCACATGGGAAATACCAAAGTTTCCAACTATACACGCAGCCCAGTTCTGGGCGCTTACCAGTTCTGATTTTATCGGCACAATGTAAATGACGCCGTATTTGCCCCGTAAACGCAAAAAGACCGCAAGTGGTGTATTTGCCCACTTACGGTCTTTTCTTCTCATTCTGGCTTATTCTGCAAAGCGTCAGCGGCATTATTTAAGGTCTGCCAGCGTGTTTCCCTCTTCATCAACAATCTTTGTGACTTCTGCCGCCATCTTCTCTGCTTCTTCCTTTGTCACGCTCCCGGTAATGTTCCCGGCTGCGTCGTAAAGGTTCACTGTGCCGTCTGCGTTGGTTTCTGTGGCGCCCTCCGGCACGTTGTCTGTGGCAATAGCCACTTTCTCTGTTGTTGTCACTGGCGCCGTGGTGTTAATCACTACCGTTGCAGCTGGTGTGGCTGTGAGTGCTTCCAGTGGTTCTGCGGTGTTGCTTTCTTTCTCTCCGGCTTTCATGGCATTGTATGCTGTCTGTGCAATGGCTTTCAGCTGGTCTTCTGTGACATTCAGCCCGGCTTCATCAGCAATCTTCTTCAACTGCTCCACAACTGCTGCCATCTTCTCTTCTCCGGTCTTGTCCTTTTTGAACTCTTTTGCCCATTCCACAAACTTTGCTGCCCACTCTGACAGTTCGCCCAGCTTATCTGTGACGGTCTTTGGAATGTTTGGGCAAACGTACTTTCCAATCAAGAACGCCCCCAGTGTTACGGCAAAATATACAGCTGCATAAATTACATTATCCATTTTCTTTTCCTCCCGTGATTATGCAGGCAGCTTCAATGTCTGCCCAGCGTAAATTGTGTTGCTTGTAAGACCGTTCATGGTCTTGATTTCGTTGTATCTGGAACCGTCGCCCAGCTGCTTTGCAGCAATAGCCCAAAGGCTGTCACCGCTCTTCACGGTGTATGTACGCACACCGCTTCCCGGAATTTTGATTTTCTGCCCAACGCTAATGACGTTAGGGTTTGCAATTCCATTGTAGCTTGCTAACTTCTGGTATGTGGTGCCGTACTTTGTAGCAATGCCAGAAAGTGTGTCACCTCTCTGCACGGTGTATACCTGCTCCCCTGTTGCTCCCTGTGCTGGCTGCGCAGGTGTTGCAGGCTTTGCAGGTTCGCTGGTTGCTTTCTTTGAGAAATCCGGCACGCCATAACCTCTGATATAGCGCCCGTTGACTTCCAGTGTTCTTCTTCCAACGGCATTGGACTTGTTGCCCTCAATAACCGTGATTGTGTGACCGTCACAGCCTTCTACAACGCCCACATGGTCTGCGCTGCCTTTGCAGTCACCAGCGCCGTTGTCGTCCCAGTCATAATAGATATAGTCGCCCGGTTCCGGCACCTTTGCGTCATTCTCGCACCAGCGCCCCATCTGCTGCCACAACTTAATCTGACGGTCACAGCTGCACTCCGTAGGAATAATATCTGTGTAGCCTGCTTCAATGGCAATCTTTGAACCAAAAGTTGCACACCATGCGTCATGGTATGTCACTTTGTACCCCTGCGCTAATGGCTTGTGGTTGTTGTAGGCGTCAATGATTGCGTGGTGCTGGGCTGTGCCCTCTTTCACTCCCACATACGCTGCCGCCCTTGCTGCAAATTTCTTTCTTACTTCTGATACATTCATATTGCTTGTACCTCCATTCTTTTTATTGCTAACGGCTCCGGCTGCGTACTGGTCATAGTATTTCTGCCCATATCCTGCACGCTTTGTCTTCACCGTGTCGCTCTGGTCTGCTGGGCGCTCAAACTGTGTCAGCACTGCATTTGAAGCAGCAGTGACGGTCTGTGCGCTCTTTAATACTGACAGCGTGGCTTTGTAGCCCTCTGTCAGTTCTTTCATAAGGAACCCCAGCTGGGTTTCAAGGTCGCCAATAGACTTCCCGGCTGCTTTTGCATATTCCAGCAAAGCGGCTTTTCTGGTGTGGTATGTCCACTGTGCCAGCCCATAGCCTGCGCCGTCCCTCGCAAAGTTTCCATAACTGCCGTTGTCCACGGCTGCTGTGTAGCTTGCGTCAGTGTGCCCCAGCTTCTTTTCATAGCTGTTCTGCAAGTTCTGCGGGTTCAGTCCGCTTTCTGCATACAAGTTCCCCATCAATCCAGCTGCCCCACAACTGGACAGCCCTTTCGATTTCAGAAAATTCCAAATCTTTTCTGGTGTTGTTTTTCCTATTAGTCCCATGTCTTATACCTCCCCGGCGCTACTGCGTCATACTTGAAAAGTCAGACAGCGTGCCGGACAACTCCGGGTATGCAGCTTTGATTTTCAGCAGGTTTTCTGCTTTTGCTTTCCAGCAGTAGAACGCTACTGCGGCAGCAGTTACCCCGCCAACGAACGTCAAAAGGACTGATAACTGGTAAAAATCCTTTGTGACTACTACCCACACGCCCACGGCAAATGCTATGTAGTAGGTCGCCAGAATTGAAAAGATAATGATTTTTGTTGCGCTGGTCTTTCGCTCCTGGTGTTCCTGCAACTCTTCTTTTCTCTTCTTCCTGCGCTGTCTGAAATACTGCAAATTCCATAAAAAAAGCACTGCTAATGCCAGTGCAAATCCAATGATAAAAAATATTAAACTTTTCATGTTGCTGTTTTGTACCTCCTATGGTTCTTCCGGCTTTGACAAAGCAAAATCATTTGTGCGCATACACTCTTTGTATATTTCCAGTATGTATTCATGCGCAACATCAACTTGCCCGTTTGTCAACTTGCGGTCTTTGATGTACTTGTCATACTTTGCCAGTATGTCAATGATATGGTCGAACTCTTCTTTTGTATGGCGCCTGTGATTTATGCAACTGCTCTGAAATTCCAGAATTTCCATACGCCAGCTGTCAACCTTATGGTCTGTAAAGTCTTTTTGCAGCTGGTCCAGTTGTTCTTTCATGTCATGGTTCATAAGATTTCCCAGCTGTTTAATCAACCAACGCACGGGCTGTACTTTAATTCCCGGCGTTATGTCAATAACAATCCCAATTCCCGCAAGCCACACAATAGCTTTCTGTACCATTTCCCAGACGTCCGCTGGGTTAAGCGTCTGTATTGCTTCCACTGTCCGTCACCTCCTTTTCTTCTGGCTGCTTGATATAATCATCAGCACTGCCGTAATATCCGCAGAATAGACCGCATTTGCTGGCTGGCTTCTTCTCCGGTTCTGGATATGGCTTGCCCATTTCCTGCAAGTACAGTTCGTTTAGGCTCTGGCGCATACCGTAGCTGTTGAAATGCTGCAATATGCCCCGGTATGAAGCAACGGACCTATCCAGTGTATCTTTGTCAATCTCTCCGGCGTGATATGCTGCAAACATATATTTCAAGCGTCGTTTCAGCTTCTTTGCCGTCTTCTTGCGCAATTTTATGTGTGTTGACCAAATGCGGAACCCTACAAATTCAATGCCCATGCTGGTTGGTCTTATGCAGGTTTTCTTGTTAAGCTGCAACCGCAGTTCTTTTCCCAGAAAGTCCGCAATTTTGTTCTTTATCTTTTCCAGATACTTTTTATCTGGGTGCAAAATTATAATGTCGTCCATGTAACGTATGTAATAACGCAGGTGCAGTTTGTGTTTGCAGAACTGGTCAAGTTCATTCAAATACAAATTTGCAAACATTTGTGAAGTCAGATTGCCAATAGGCAGCCCAACTTCTCCCAGCAATTCATCAAACGCCACGTCGCCAATATCTGCGCCCAGCGGCAGACCAAAGTTTGTGTCTTCGCAGTTTATAATTACTGACAAGACGTGCAACAAATCTTCATCAGCAATCTTTTTCCGCAAAATGTCCATCAATACTTCATGGTCTATCCGGTAAAAATACTTTGCAATATCCAGTTTCAAATAATAGAAACGCTGCGGCTTCCGGTCTGTCTGCTTCAACCAGTTATGCAGGCGGTTGACTGCTTTGTGTGTTCCCTTGCCTACTCTGCAAGCGTAGCTGTCATTTATAAACTGCTTTTCAAAATGTGGGTTCAGCTGGCTATATATAGCGTGCTGCGCCACTCGGTCTTTGAATTGCAATGACATAATCATGCGCTTTTTCGGTTCGTAAACATAAAATATGTTGTAGCGTCCCACGGTGTAGGTTTGCCAGATAAATTCATTCTGTAATTCAATCAAGTTTTCTTCCAGCTTATCCGTGTACGCCATCACATCTGGTCTGTACCTCTTGCACTTTATCCCGGCTTTATACGCATTGAAGAGATTTTCAAAGTCATAAATTATAGGGAAAATGTTTTTGATTTTGTGCAATTCCCTTTTCCCTCCTGTTGTTAAAATTTCGCCGTACAAATCAAACTGCGGTTCTTCCGCAGCCCAAACGTGATATATACATTCAGTGCCAGTGTTTCCGGCTCTGACTTTCAGCCTGTGGCTTACTAACTATCTTTACGGCAATTCAATATTTTTCCTACGGCTCCCGGTTGGCAGCCTTTGGAATGGAAATAAACCCCTTTAACCCAAATGCACTGGACGTGTCCACTTGTGGGCACGACTACGGGCAAATATGGGGTGAAGCGGAACGGAACGAAACGTTGTTGTTGACGTTAGAACGGGGGTTGTTCAAGTTCAGCGCACCAGCACCACCGTTGGAAGTGTTGTTGAAACTCGAACCCCGGATAGGCACGGCAAGTCCTCTATTAACGGCTTATTCCCATAATATAAAAAGCAGGTGTTACCCTGCTATTTACCATCTTTCTTCTTTGTGGTTTCACTGCCGTTTATTGAGTTGAAATAACCGCCTATCATGCGTCCTATTTCATTTATTTTTCTTGACATTATTTCATACTTTTTCATTGGCAAACATGGTTTCTTGCTCCTTGTATATTCTGGGTCAGCTGCAAGCCTTACCAAATGTCTTAATGTGTCAACTTCGTTGTCAAGTTCTCCCAGCGTCGTTTTCTTGTAGTGTTTATTTTCAAGCGCCACAACCAGACGCAGGACATCAAGCATTGAACTGTCAATTTTCTTTGCAAGTTCTCTTTTCGCTCTCGGAAATTCTTCAAGCTGCGGTCCTGCATATAATAACAATTCATATACTTTGTTTTTCATTTTGAAGTCTTCCTGCGTCGCATTGTCCCGCACATTGTCCAGCTGTGGCATTTGCTCTGCTGTGTTTTCCGGCATTTTTATTCCACCTTTGTTGTATTTTCAAAATAGGGGCTTACTGCCGTAAGCCCCACAGTATAACAGTTCCCAGTTTCCAGTTATTCCACAAAAGCGGAACGGAACGAAACGTGGTAGTTGACGAGAGAACGGGGGTTGTTCAAGTGCAGCGCACCAGCACCACCGTCGGAAGTGCTGTTGAAACTCGAACCCCGGACAGGCAGTCTTTCGCCGTTATTTCTTGCCCAAAATCTGCCCGGCGTTGTCTGCGCACTGTCTGGGAATAATCCTGCTGCAATTAAAATCTGCGGAATACTTACGCCGCTTGCTGCCTTTACGTCCTTGAAAGGCTGGCTTGTATCGTTGCTGTCGGTTGTCTGTGTCGTAACTGACGTGTTAATGCGCAGTGTTGCGTCACTGGCGCTGGTTCTGTCAATCTTTAATGTGCCGACTGTTCCCGGCGCAACAAGTGTGCCGTCCGGCTTAATTGCTTTCCATTCTGTACTATTTGAACCCATGTTGCAATCAGACTTCATGGCGTTTCCGTATGGTATAATCTGGATTTCACCATCTACGCAGCGCAGACCAGATACCCACTCCCAGCAGTTGCCGCAAAGGTCAGCAATTCCAGCCGGGCTGCCATCATGGTTCCAAGTTACCGGACCAGAACCAGTTGCAGTTCTGCCGCCGCCGTGCGAACCGTCAATATATGTGTTGATACCCTTTTCATAGCCCTTTTCATAGCTTCTGTCCCAGTTTGTGTTTCCACGGGGCGTGAAGCCGTTTTTCATACACCAAAGGTTGATTGCGGCAAATACGCCGTTCTGGTTAAGGTGCCAGCCCTCGCCCTTTCTGCGGCATACTGCAAGTGCTGTGTCAAAGTCAATGTATGCTTTAGGGTCTTTCAGTGCTAAAGAGTATGCACGGTCATTGACTACGGTGTTAATGTACTTAGACACCCAGATAACTTCTTTCTCTACCCCGTCAATTTTCCACCACGGCAATACTTCCTGTGTGCCGCCTGTGATTAAGTCGGAATATTTCATTTTTGGAATACCCACCATAATTGACGGCATACCCAAATCATCAAACTTTACTGCATTGTTGCCGCCAAAGGAAGCAACCGCCATGCTTAAATCATCAAAATTAGACATAATGTTTTATACCTCCAATCCCCAAAGAATAAGTGTGCAAAGCGACATATCAAACGGAATAGGCACCGGGATTTCCTTTGGCTCTCCGTTTTCGTCCTCTCCGTCTTCGATAATGTCATAACGTCTGGCAGGAATAACAATCTGCGCAGCGTACTTCTGCGCCTTGCCGCCAGTTCCAATCACCACGCCGTCTTCTTCATCAATGCAAATGTCCAGTGATACTTCATAATCTCTTTCACGGCTTGCAAGGTTGATTGTCAATTCATCATCACCAAAAGTGATTTTTTTACCGCCAGACAGTGCATATTCAATGTGTGTGCCCGGCGTCTTCTCAACTACGTTGATTTTATTAGTAGCCATAATACTTTTTACCTCCATTCTGACTTCTTGCAACTTCGTTGCTTCTTGCTGCTATAACTTCCGCTGCTTCTCTCTGGGCTGCCGTTCCGCTGCCCTGTACGCCAAAAGAACGCATTACAGCTTCTTCATGCTGTCTGCGTTCCTCTGTCTTGATAATCACGCCTGCTGCCATCAATAAAACCCGCCTTTCACATAGATTTTTACTGTCACGCTTTTTGCGCTTCCTGTGTGTGCCATCTTGAAACCATTCAGCAACTTGTCTGAAATAACAATGTCACCCGGAAAACCGCCCGTATAGTCCACAATTTCTGCGTCCACGGTGTAGTCCATGTGGTTTCTTTCTGTTGCCAGCGCCACGGACTGTTGGGAATTATTGAACGGGTATGACTGCGTATTTTTCAAAGTCACTGTCTTTGTTTCTCCCTGCAAGTCTGCTATTGCCTGCTGGTGATGAACCGCTGAAAGTGCCATAAGTGCTGCCACCTCTGTTGCGTTTGAAATTCCATTTTCCATGTGGTTGAAATTGGTTGCGTTCTGCGGCGTTCCCTGCTGGATAATTTCGCCCTCAACTGGTGTGTGGGTGATTGTTCCATCATCATTCCTGCTTTCCGTGTATCTGTCTTCAAATTCAGTTACATGGTCCTGCCACAAAGTCTGTTCGTACATCTGTTACACCTCCTTTTCTGTGAAATCAAATGTAAAACGGTATAACACGCCCTCTTGCACATTCTTCAAAGGAATGTTCACCGCTTTGTCTGCCCACAACTTATTGTTTTTGTTGTAAAGCTGCACCCGCTGCACAGTAGCGGTTCCGCTTACCTGCGGGGTAATCTGTACATATACAGCAACCCTGCCGTCTTTTAGACGTTCCCTGCGGTGTATCACCTTTTTTTCAGAAACGCCGTTGACCGTTACTTTTGCATAGGCAATGATGTTGTCAATGAAATCTTTGAAATCATTGATTGCGTCTGTTGTCAACATGGCTTTTCACCTCCTTTTATAGCTTCCGGGTGCTTCCACACGGCTTGACGCCGTATGAATACCCCATTGCCTGCGTGTTGGTTCCCACGGTGCCGCCCTGTGTCTTCTGCACCGTGCTTCTTTCTGGGACGGTTCCTGCTGCCGGAACCGTGAAGCCGTATGCTTCCACCGTGTCAGCCATTGTGACTGCTGCCCCGTCTGTTTGCCCTCTGGTGTTCCTCTGTGGCTCTTCTCCGGCTCTTATTTGTCCGGCTGGTGTATTTGTATACCCAAACACGTTCAATGCCGTGTCTGCGTCAATATGCGCTGTCTGCTGTGCAAATACAGTGCTTCTATATGGCACCGTGCCTGCTGCTGGCGCCGTGAATATGAACCCGGCTGCTTCTGTACCCACAATAAATGTGTCCGCACTTATGCCGCCCCGTGTGTTCCTCTGCGGGTGTGTTCCGGCTTTTAGTCTTCCGGTCATTGGTGTTTTGTACTTGAAATACTCACCGTGGGTGTATATGACCCCGTGGACTTGTCCTTGATAGGTTAATTCGTCCATGTGTGCTGATAATCTCTTGTACATTTTCACTGCCCGGATAATAGCTGCATAATCTGCCGTGATTTTCTGGTTTGTCACGTCAAGAATAATATGAAAGTGTCCGGGTTCTCCCTCATACTGGAACCACTCTTCCACTTCACTTTCTGGAAATAAACTTCCCAGCGCTGTTTCAATGGCGTATTTTGTTCCCATTTTCTTATGAACCTTGACACTGTTTTTTACTAAATCCCGTTTTGCTTCCAGAGGGTAATTGTAGTCGTACCAGTCAACGTGCAGGTCGTACGCCAAAATGTCCACCAGTTCTTCTGGCAATTCGTCAAATCTGGAATATATCAGCACATTGTCAATTATCCCGGAAGTGTCCAGCAGTGTTGCTGCTGTGGCGTTTGCCAGTGCAACCATTTTGGGGTCTTTCTTTAGCGCTTCCGGCAGGCACTCTGAATAATCGGCATTGTAAATTGTTTTAGACATTTTCAATACCTCCATTCAGAACGCTTTTGTTTCCCAGCTTTGCAACCTTTATATCATCAACAACCGTGAATACTGGCTTTCTGACTTCAACACGTTTCACGCCTGCTTCCATCAGCTTTGCTGTTAGGTATGACGGGTTAATATCCCGCCCCATTTTGCTTGTCTGCCATGTCACGTACTCTTCTACTGCCTGCGTTGCCGCTGCCGCAATAACTGTGGCGCTGGCTGCGTCTGGCTGTGGAATATAAAAAGTCACATCAATGTCAAATGCTACCGTTTCCGGTGCAGATACCGTCACTTTGTCTGTAAGTGGTCTAATGTCAGAAGCGTTCAAGGCGTCTTCAATCTCTTTCAGTACCCCGGACGTTGCCTGCTGTCCATTCTGCAAAAGCACCCGGACGTCTACAACGCAAGGTTCCGGGCTTGTCACTGCCACGTCTGCCACGGCTGGTGATACGCTCTTTGTCCAGTATATGTACCCGTTAATAGGACCCGCCGTGCTGAAACTCTCCATGCTCTCACGCATACGCTCGTAATAACTGGCGTCGTCCTCTTCTTCTGCGCCGCCGCTGGTCGCCGTGATGTTCTCTGCTTTCTGGTAGTAGTCGTATAGGTCAACCAGTTCTTTGACCTGCCCTGCTGCCAGATTGTTTCCGACGTCGCCCGCTGTGGTACAAATTCCCTCAACGTCCCCGTATGTCTGCCCGGCTTTTATTTCCAGATTTTCTTTTGTTTCAAATAAAATTGCACCATCAAAAGAAATTCTGGTGCCCGCAGGAATAATCACTGATTGTTTCTGCGCTTCTGAAATATAAAAACGGAACATTGCAGACGCCGGGCTTGCTGGCAGTCTTTCCAAGTCCTTGAATAATTCTGCCAAACTATCCAAGTATTCACCGTCTGCATAACGTGGCACGTTCTTTTTTGCCGTTTCATTGATAATGACACGCTGTTGCACAATGATATTTGCAACCCATGCAATAAAAAGCCTTTCCGGTGACGCTGGGTACACCTTGTAACGTTCACGCCCCGGCACCTGCTGCACCATATTTTCATACAATGCAATTAGATTGCTTTCTATCGTTTCTGTGTCGGTTTCCACAAAGTCAATGTCTGGGTATTTTCTGTCACTCATTGTCTGTTTCCACCTCCTCCAAATAAATAATAGGTATTGTGCGCCCTGTGGCTGCGTCATGTTCAAATGTAATGTCTGCAACCTGCGCCCGTGGTTCAAATTCTTCTATCTGGTCGTACAGATAGCCCACCAGTATATTTTCAACTACTGGCTGCGGTCTTCCGTATAGGCTGCCTGGCAAACCAAAATCACGGAACATAGGGCAGGAACCCTGCACCGTGTCCAGAATAACCGCAATATTTTGTATGACTGCTTGATGGTCATTTGCTGGTGCAAGGTCAATTTCTGTCAATAGTGACCCGTCGCCCCTTATCACGTCCATGTTTCATCACCTCTTTGGATATTCTTTTAGTGTCACGTCTGCTGTCGCAGCCCAGCAGTTGCCTTTGTTGTCATAGCGTTTCAATGTGCTGCTAACGCCTGTTATTACCCACTTATAAGAACCGTATTTCTTGCCACCTAAAACCAGTGTTGAAACATTGCCCTTGTTGCACATTTTGTTCAATTTCTTAATTTCATTCAGTGGGTTTGTTCCATGAAATACACTGAACGCCATTTTGAAACTGATTGTTCCGGGTTCCGGTCCTAAAAACTCCAATACGTCACGCTTAATGTGTCTGTCGTGCGTCGCATACTTTGCAGACACTTTCCAGCTTAATTCATCAAAGGTGCGCACGGTGTTTTCTGAAACTGAAAAAACCAGACTTCCCAGACTTCCTATTTTTGCCATGCTCTACACCTCCCCAATTATGAAGCCGTCGCCGTCGCCGTCTGGAACCATTATGCAAAGCACCATGTCATTGACGCCCGGCGTCCACTCTGTCACAAATGCTTCATGGTTGTGACTTACTTCCTTTAACATTTGCCCGTTGTAGTCATATTTCAGTGTTGTTTTTGCTGTCTGCCCCTCTGCCCCGCTTTCCATTGCTGGCACAACGTACACGGGGCGTTTTATAATTCTTAAATCACCGGAAGTGATACCGCCTTTGTCCTTGAACTTCACACGGGCTGTCATTTTACTTGCGTTCACACTCTGCACGGTTCCAAGCCGCACTATGTTTTTTAACTCTGTCATGTCTGCCATTAGTAGCCCTCCAATACCTGTTGTAATTCAATCTGTGTTGTATATCCTCCCGTCAATTTGTGGGTTGCTTTGGTAATCTTGTACTTTCTGTCAAACTTCTGGAAGCCTTTTAATTTGACTGTGGCACCTGCCACCAGCTGCACATCACCAAGCATTGTGAAACTTGCTGTAAACTGCTGTGTGTTCTTTTCACGTAGTCGTTTTTTTGCCAGTTCGTATGCTTCATTTGTGCTTCTGACCTTTTCGTTGACTTCAAGCGTTTGCCCGGTTCCCTCTGTGCTGTCTGCCGTGTATGTGCTTTCAATCGTTTCTTTGCTGTCCGGGTCCGTATATGAAACATGGCAGCTGGTGTATGCTGTATCATGCAGGCTGGTTCCCAGCTTGTATGAAATATAATCACCGCTGCCATATTTTATGGTTTTTATGGGTGGCTTGCTGTCATACTCTGCGGCGTCGTAGATAACCACATTCATTGTGGTTACTTTCAGTGCAAGCCCTGCCGCTTTGCATAATTTCTGCAAAAACACAATGTCTGACGTCTGTACCTGCTCTTTTCTTTTGTACTTCGGTATGTTGTCCGCAATGTACATCAGTTTCAAGTTGCTTTCAGACGCTATCTGTTCCGCAATCACTTTCAAATTGGTGTTTTCCCACGCCTTTGATTTTCTTTCTACTCTCATTTTGGAAGTATAAGGAATTGACGTGCCCTTTAGTGTGATTTTTGTTGGCGGTCCGCTGGCGTCTACGCTGTCCAGTTCAAATGTCCCACAGTCCAGCACGGCGTCTTTGCCGTTATCGTGCCAGTTCTTCTGGACAATCGTTGCTGTTATCAATTTAGGGTCAGACACTTTCTTTGTTGTTTCTTTCGTTTCTGTGACCGTCTGTGTTGCTGTACCGCCCGTTGTGATTTTGAAAACCTGCCCCGGATATATTAAGTTAGGGTTTTTAATATTGTTTTCAGAAGCAATCTGCGGGTATTTTGTACCGCTTCCCAGATACTTTTTGGCAATAGCCCAAAGCGTATCACCTTTTTTGACCACATAATTGACAACGCTTGCAGCTTCAACCTGCTTTTGCACCGTCGTTGTGGTCTTAATGAAAGTCGGCTTTACTTCCAGCCAGCTTCCCAGCCACTTTCTTTCTCTATCATCAAACGCAAGCTGCAAATCGTCTGCGTTGTCTTCGTCTTCGTCAGTGAAAGTAAGGCTGCTTAAATATTTATTTATATCTGCCGGGACTTTTACGTTTTGAAATTTCAACCGCAGTTCCACCCGGCGTGCCATGTCTTTTGCGCTCATTCTACGTCAGCAGCCCCCTTTTCCACGGTGGCAGTTCCAAGTCTTCTTCGTCTTCCACTTCCGGGATTGTTAATACAACCCCGGCAGGGAAAACGTAGGTGCTGGCGTACTTGACATTGGCTTTCATCAGCTTATCTGTATGCAGGACACTTCCCATTTGTTCAAATGCTATCTTGTCCCACATATCCCCAGATATGGTTGTGTAGCTTTTAGTCATATTTCTGCCGCTTCTCCTTGTCTTCTTTTTCGTCCAGCAGGTCTTCAACGTCACGCAGCAACTTTCTGTTGTTCTCTTCCAGTTTTGCGTCCAAGTCTTCCGGCTTGTCCCCATTGATAACGATTGTCGGACTGTTGTTGATAGTTACGTTGTTTGCACTTCCACCTCCGCTTCCTGCGCCTGCTGTTACCTCTGGCGCTGTGTTGTAGTTATTCACCGTCTGCGGTGCTGTTGTGGTCTGTGCTGTTGGCGCTACCGCTGCCGTTGTTGTGGCTGCTGTATTCTGTGCAGCCAGAATGTTTCTTGTCTGGTCTGCTGTAAACACCGTGCGCCCCGGTGCGTTCGTGATTAACTCTGGTCCCGCTTCACCAGCAATGAACGTGTCTGGTGTGTTTTTGGAACCTTTGGCAAGCATAGGTATTAACGGTATGTTTATACCCTTTCCGCCAAGCCCCGGCACCCAGTCTGGTATTTTTAATTTATTCAGACCGCCAATAATGCCGTTTACAATGCTGACAATGCCGTTGACCGCTCCTTTTGCAACTGCCTTGATTGCTTCCCAAATTCCAGAAAAGATTGACTTCACGCCGTCCCAAGCCTGCCGCCAGTTTCCCGTAAACACGCCAGTTATAAACGTGATAATTCCAGACAAAATTGTTGAAAGTCCAGAAATTACACCACTTATTGCATTGACAACGGACGTCACCACACTTTGTATGGTCGGCATGGCAGCTTGTACCGCTGCTAAAATTCCTTGAATTATTGGTGAAACTATGTTCCAGATTGTCGTCAGTGCTGTTTGTATCGCAGGTAAAAGCGTTTGCAATACGTTTGTCACCACTGGCAAAATTGCTTGAATTGCTGCGGAAATTGCCGGAAGCACCGTGCTACAAATAAAGCTGAATAATTCTGAAATAATCGGCAAAACATAAGTTGAAATGAATGTGATTATTTCTGAAATAATCGGCATAAGACCAGCAATGAAACTTCCTATCACCGGAATAATTGCACCGATAAAATCAGCAATGCTTTGTATAATCTGCATAATGGTTGGGGCTGCCGCTTGAATAAAACTAACAATCCCCGGTATTACCTGTGTGACAATTACCTGCAATACCTGTTCTGCAACTGGCACAACGTATGTGGTTATAAAGCCCACAACCTCTGAAACTGCGTTCTTGACTGTTCTCAGTACATTTACGAACGTGTCAAAGACTGCTGCGCCTTTATCTCCGAACAACTCTTGTATCTTGTCACGGGCTGCACCTATGTTCCCATCAGAAAACACATTCTTTATGGTGTCGCCTATGTTGGTAATGACTGAAACAATCTTGTCAAAGACTGCCAGTGCTTCATCACCAAAAGTCCGCTGTATAAATCCCCTTATCTCTTCAAGGTGGTTCTTTACAAGCTGTATTACTGTAATAATTGTTGTGATAACGCCCACAACTGGCAGTATCTTTCCTGCAATACCTCCAAGCGGTCCCAGTGCTGTTTTTGCAAGGTTTCCAATAGGACCCAGCACCGTTTTTACCGCATTTCCCAGCGGTGCAATCAGTGTTGTTGCCTTGCTAAATGCTCCGGTAATTCCCTTTGTTATGAAGCCACCTACTTTTCCAAGTGGGCTGTTTGCAATCGCACTGCCTACCGTTCCAAGTATCGGACCCAGCTTGCCGCCAATTAGTGAAAATGGTTTCAGCATAAGTCCCAGCATTTTTGTCCCGGCTCCTGTCAATGCTCCGCTTGCTTTTCCTGCAATTCCTAAAAAGCCACTGACAATGGACTGCTTCACGCCGCCCATAAAGCCTGTTACTGCTCCAATAACTCTGTTGCCACTGAATATATTACCTATTGCAGAACCTACGCCGCCCATAGCGCCTTTTACGTTGCCAAAATATGACAATATACCGCTTCCGGCTGTTTTCAGCTTTTCCGCAAAACTTACGCTTGTTGCTGCGTTTTCAATAAATCCGGCACGCAGTCCCACCAGCTTTTTTGCCAGTGACAATATGCCGTCTTGCGCTGATAATGTAACCAGCTTTGTTGTCAACATTCCCACTTTCAATGCTGCCAGCCCCGCTGCTACCTTTAGGGCTGTTTGCACTAATTTTGGGTTTGCTGCTGCAAATTCTGAAACTTTAGTGACCACAACCGCCACTTTGTCTGCCAGATTTCCGACAATCGGCAGTAAGTTTTGACCAAGAACAATACCCAAGTTCGCTATACTGTTCTTTGCCTTTTCCATTTTGGCTTCTGTGGTGTCTTCCATTTTGGCAAATGCGCTGTCTGTTGCCCCAACGCTGTTTACCATGTCTTGTACGCTTGAATTGAAGCCGTCAACTCCGTTTGACAGAAGCGACATTGCCGCTTTTCCGGCTTCTGAACTGCTGAACATATCAGATAGGGCAAGACCAGACTTGCTGGCTTCTTCCTGTATACCTCCCAGAATTTCCCCAAGTGATTTACCGCTTGCCATCAATTCTGCAAAGCTGCCGCCCATCTTCTGCCGCAATAGCTTGTCTGTCGTACTTCCAGACTTTGACAACTCATTTAACATACTGTTCATGTATGTTGTCGTTTCTGCGGCTGCAATACCTTTGCTGGTCATTATTGCATATCCGGCGCATAACTGTTCCAGTGAAACATTGCTGGCGTTTGCAGTCGGTATGATTTTACCCATACTGCTTGCCAGTTCTCCTACTGTCACTTTACCTTTGTTCTGCGTCTGTACCAGCATATCTGATACCGTGCTTACTTTGTCCGCACTCATGCCGTATGCGTTCAATACGGTTGTTAATACGTCCAGCGTTTGCGAACTTTCCGCAAATCCGGCTTTTGCTAACTTCGTACTGTTTGTAACAAAGTTTACGGCGTCACCTGTCTTCTGTCCGGCAGATATAGCGTTGTACACATCATCAGCAATGGCATTGGCTGCAATTCCTGTCTTGTTTGACAGTTCCATTATCTGTTGTGACAATGTGCCCAGTGGGACTTCCTGCGTATCTGCAATGGTTCCCACCTTTGCTATTGCTTTTTCGTACTGCTGCGCTGCCTGCACGGGTCCTGCATACACTGCGGCGGCTACGGCACTAATTGCGCCAATAGTTCCCAGCAGTTGTCCTTTTGTCTTTGAAATGCTCTGTTCTACCTGCTGTTGCTTGTCATTCAATTTTTGCAACGTCTGCTGTGAAGTTTGCAGCTTTTCATAAGACTTTTGCAGTCTTCCATTGGCTTCTTCCAGATTATCCGTATTTACTCCGGCTGCTTTCAGTTCGTCGGCATAACTGTTTAATTGTTTTTCCTGTTCTTCGATTTTGGCAGTGGTCTGTTGTATCTGGTTTTCATTCTTTTCAAGCTTCTTCCGCAGTGCTTCTGTGGGTTCGCCTGTCTGCTGCAATTCCTGCTGTAATCGGTCATGCTCTGCGTTAAGCTGCGCCAGCCGTTCTTTGTTCTTATCAATAGCGGCAGACTGCTTTGTGTAGCCGTCAATCTTTGATTGCAGGGAATTGACATTTTTTAAGCTGTCCCGTAACTGGTTATTGGTGTTAATTGCGCTTTTGAATGTGCTGTTAAAGTTGCCACCCAGCGACGCTTTCAGCTTAAAAAGCAGTTCAAATTCCTTTTGTGACCCTGCCAAGCTGTTTCACCTCCCTACGCATTATTGCTGTTCTGTTTCTGCTCTTCCGCTTCTTCTTTTTCCACTTCATTTATTGTTTCAATCCATGCAAAAAGTCTGCGTATAGGCATTTGCAGCCAGAACGGGACGGGCGTATGTGAAGCCCTTGACATTTTGTATATCTGCTTTCTTATGAACTTTGCGGGTTCTTTAATTTTTAGTAGCCCGCAGCAATTAAAAAATCCCTTGCTTTGTTCTTAATCTTCATGTAATCGCCTACCGGAAGACGTCTGATTTCATCAGAAGCAACCCCCGCAGCTTTTGCCGCAAGAATACACTGGAACGCAGAAGAAATTTCCGGTGAAAGTGCATATTTGTTCTGGTCTGCAAGTTCCTGTTCTACCGCTTCAATATCTTCACCAGTTAAATTGTCAAAATAGAAAGTTAATTTTGTATACTTCTTTCCCTCAATCTCTCTGGGCTTTTTGAATGTGTGTGTATAATTCAAACTGCCGTCTTCTTCCTTGTCTTTCTTCTTGTCGTCAAAATTGACCACGCCGCTTGCCTGTGCTTCCTGCATTTCCTTTTCCTGCTCTGTTACCTGCTCCATGTTTTCAGTTGTATTTGTTGTATCTGACATTGTTTATTCCTCCATATCTTTGATTTTAGGCAGGAAAAAACCAGCGGTCTTCCCGCTGGCTCCTGCTGTCTTTTTTTTACTTGCCTAATGCTTTTCTGACGTCCTTTAAGTAATCTTTTCCATTGATAATGCACACAAAGTTTAACGGGTCAATTTCCGTTACCTTTGAACCGTCCAAGTACATTGCATAGTATGAAACGGCATATTCACCGCTTACATCAGCTGTTGAAGCTGCTGCAACTTTTCCAAGTGCTGTCTTCTTCGGCTTTACTTTCATAATGTGCTTAACGCCGGACACTTCGTTTGCGCTTGTGCGCAGGTTCATTCTCTGCTGTGCAACTCGCAGGTCAATTCTGTGTACCCGTGGTTCCATCAGCTTGACTGCTGCCGCTGTGACAGTTCGGAAATTGAAAGTTGTTGACATTGCATTTAAGTGACCGATAATTATTTCTTCGATATTTCCCGCAATGCCTGCGCCGCTCAACTCTTCCGTCATGTACTCCAAGTCTGGCAGTGTCACTTCTGTGGTTCCCAGATACTCTACGGCGTCTTCGTAAATCGCATAGTTAATAACTAATTCGTCAACTTTTGACATTCTGTTTCACCTCCTGTTATGCTGCCACCAGTGCTGCAAGATATGACAAGTCATATTCAAGCACAAAGTCCATTTTCTGCATTGGTGATGGCGGCGTCATATAAATGTGAAAACGCACAATTCCTGCTGCAAGCTGGCTTGTGCTGTTTTCACTTTCGTTGAACTCCACACGTCCACCAATGATTTTTTCATCAGTTGCAAGGCTTGCCAGCCAATCATTGATTGACTGCACAACTGCGTCAATCAGACGTCTTTTAATTCCTCTGTCAATGTAGTTCCAGTACGTCAAAATAAGTGTCTTTGCAACCCACTTGAACATACGGTTGATACAGTAGAAATAGTCCGTCACGTCTGTGTTGGCAGGATAACAAGCCGTATAATTTCCCCAGCTTACAAAACCATTGAAGAAATTAAGCGCAGTTACAACGCCATTTTCATTCAGATAGTTTGCCTGCTGAATATCCATAACGACTTCCGAACCGTCCGCAACAACCATTCTGTCTGCCTGTATTCCCTTGTTTGAAGCGCTTTCGCAAGGTGTACCGCCGCCGTACTCTTCCGCATTGTCTACGGCTGACATACTGGCTGCAAGCTGTGTTGAAAGATTGAAAACTCTATTTCCCAGCGCAACTTTAGGGAAGCAGACAACTTCTGTTCTTTTTGTGAAGTTTTTCTGTTTCTTCCATGCTGGCACTTCCGTGTAGTATGTCGCCCCTGTTTCTGCTGTGCAGTCAATGTCCAGAATTGCTTCACCCTCAAACAGTCCATTGATATTCTCTGCTTTTGCAGACATTACAGCTGCAACCTCTGCGTCATGTGACCAATTCGGACACAAAATAAGGTCTGGAACCTTTGTATAAAGCGGAAATACATTGTTAATCAGTTCAAGTCCGGTTGTCTTGTGTGTGCTTACGCTGTAACCGCCGATAATATCACTTTTTGTGACCTGTGAAGCGTCCACGGCGTCATATTTCACGGTAAGTTTGTCCGTGGTTTCTTTTAAGAACTCCACAACGCAGTTTGTGTCACTGTAAAATACTTCGTAATCTTCCCCGGCTGTCTTTCCTGTGATTTCCACACTGCCTGCGATTGCTTCCGCAGGTAATACAATCTGACCGTCTACAACGTCCATCTGTGTTTCATCAACTGTTTTCTTGTGTTTCTTAGGGTCAAGAACATTTACAAAGAATACCTGTGCAGAATTGAACAATGTAAACGCTGTATAAATCTCTTCGCAAAGACTGTATTTCTTCCAGTCGTCGGAATATCCCAACGCCTGCACTGCTTCTTTGTAACTTGAAGCCATAATGACTTCATTTACTTTTCCGTTTACCATCTGCACGGGTGCTGTTCCAACCACAAAATGCACGCCAGTATCTACGGACACGGGCGTGATTGCGCCATTGTTTGTCTTACTGGCGTTTACTCCATGTGATACGTCACTCATTTGTTATACCTCCTGTTCTGCGTATGCAAGGGCGGCAGCCTTTAAGTCTGAATAATACTTGTTGTATACATTCCCGGTTGTCTTCACCTTGTCTTTCTTGTCTGCCAGTTCGGAAATAGGAACCAGCATTTTTCTTACAAGTGGGAACTTTTCAAGAATGAAAGAAAGTTCTTCTTCAATCTCTTTGTCTGTTCCCTCAAAAATCTTGTTGCATGGCAGCATTGCTTTTGGCAGGTTCGGTCCAATGTAAATCAGCTTTACTGTTTCCGACTGCGTATTTGCCGTTTTTACGGCTTTTTCTTCTGTTGTGGTATTTTCTACCGCCTGCACCTTTTCAGCGTCCTTTTCGGCTGCTGTGGCTCTTGCTGTGGTCGCTTTTGCCATTTTGTCTTCCTCCTGTCTATAAATTGTGCAAAATCTCTGCCACATCACGTTGCGTGACTGGCATACTCCAATTTGTCACCATTTCGCCCATGTAGTATGGCGGCGTGGTGTCTTGATATACGATATATTCCAGCGGCAGTTCCAAAGCAAATTGACCGCCGCCGATTGTCCCGGCTTTCTTCAATTCGCTGCGCACTCTCAAAATCAGATTGAGAAGTGCCAGCGGTCCGTCCTGCCCATCTTCTGAATACACCGCAAATATTATTCTTACTTTGCAGCTGTCTTCCTCTGGTTCGCCTGCTTTCTTGTCGTCCGTCCCTGTTAGGAACTTTAACAGAATGTATGGCACTTTCTGTTGTACGTCGTCTGCTTCCGGCAGCCCCATTTTATAAACTGCTGCTGCTCTTTCTTTTTCTTCGCTGCTTCCCGTTCTGGTTCGCACTGGCAAAATAATGTCAGACGTTTTGGAACTAATGAATTTCTGCAATTCTTCCAACAAAAAAACTGGTGTCATAATTCTTTACCCTCCATAACCATTCAAAATCCTGTTCATTTCGTGTATAATTCTTTCGTTTACCAGTTCTTGTGCTTCCTTTTCCAGCCCGTCTATAATATCTTCGTTTCCCACCATCTGTGCTGCTGATAGTCCCATTTTTTCTTCAATCGGAAAACGCTTGCGCCCTGTCCTCTCAAATACTCCGGTGTGACCATTACTTTTCATCTCCGCAATAAAAGCGTCTTCAAATGGTGTCCCGCTACCGCCTTTTTTAACTGCTGCCCGCACCTGTTTTCCAGTTCCGGGCTTCGTCGGCGTTACTTTGAATTTGTACAGCGGTATTTTCACGCCAGAAAACGAAACAAAGCCCGCAAGGTTTCCCGTGCTGGCTTTTGTTATATTTATTCTGGTTGCTTTCGTCAGTGCTGCGCCATTTACGGCATATACGGTTTTTACCTGCTTTATTGCCTGTGTCTTCACTCTGGAAATACCACGGTTCATAGCGCTGGCAAATACTCTTTCTGCACCTTTTGGAACGTCTGCCAGCAGGGTTCCCACTCTTTCTATTGCGTCAGATGTTATTTCAATCATTCTTCCGACATCTCCAATTCAAGAATTATTTCCCCGTCCTCGCAGTCTGCTTTTGAAATGTTATACAGATTGATTGCCCCGGCTTCGTCAATTTCAAGCTGGCGTCCTTTTTTGGGAACGCAACCAAAATCATATAACGACATATAGACCAGACAAGAAGCACGGTTTATACCCTCTGCATTGTCCCCGTTTCCTCTCTGCCGTTCGTCGGCTGCCGTGTGGTCAATGATTATGGGCAAATAGTGTTTCTTGCCTTGATACCATATATCAGTCATAGTTGCCATTTCTCCGCAGTTGTGAAACACTTTCATGTCACTGGCAAGCTGTGCTTTGAAGTCCATTAGATAGGTGTTGCAACAAACCAGCTGTCTACATCATGCGGAACGCATAACGGTGCAGAAGACAGATTGAGGAAGCGGCGGGCAGGCTTGCGCTTTGTCCATGTGTCCGGTACATATTTACCCTCTACGGTCACAAAGTTGCCGTCTGGTTCCTTAATAAGTGTGATTGCTCCATAGTACATGGAATAATCAGCATTTGTGCTTAACAGTGCTAAACTGTCCGCAGGTACAAGCGGCTTGTCCTCCGGTGCGTCCGGGTTTGTCCAGTCGTCAAGATACCACTCGTTGTACTTGTAAATATCAAGTCCCAGTTCGTGAATTGTGCCAATGTATGTGACGCCGTTCGGTAACTGCTTAGGCTGGATAACTGCAAGATTGAAGTTTTTCACATCAAGCATTTTCTGCACCTTTGGGTGATTTACAAACGCATTTGCAACGTCACTTCCCATTACGCAAATGTCGCAGTTCACAAAACCTTTCTTCTGTACTGTTTCGTGCCAGCGTTTAATATCTGCGATAGGGTCGGAAGTGTCAGCAGTCCACTTGTTTTTTGCAACTGAAATAGTTTCTTTGTTTGTAAAAGAAAAATCAATTACTTCATTCACTCCGTCGCCAATGATAGGGATTGCGCCAGTGAAGATTGTCTGTGCGCACATCAGTTCTTCACGTCTTAAAATCTGCTCTCTTAACTCCTTGAAGTCATCTGCCATTTTAAGTACGGCACGTTCCGCAGGTGTTCTGCCAGAATAAAGACTTTCGCCCGGTCTTCTGATTAACAAATCATCAACGGTTGTCACTTTCTCCGGTGCAACTAAAGGCGGTGTATATGTCTTTGTCTGATAGCCAGTGTTTGGCACTACCTTTCCACCAACTAATCTGCTGACGAACGGTGCAACCTTTCTGCTGCCCTTTCTAAAGTCAACGTCAACGTCCTTTGTGGTGAATGTTTCTTCATGTCTGAAAAATGTACTTCTGAAAAAAGTACGCACGGGCGGTAACTTCTGAACCACTCTGCCCATTGTCCGTGGTTCGTAAATAGATACTTCGTTTGCCATTGTTGTTCTTCCTCCTTATCTCAAAAAGATTGATACCTTGCGCAGTGCTTCTTTGATTTTTGCCAAATCTGCCCCGCTTTCAAGTGCTAATGCGTCAGCGAAAAACTCACCTGTCATGTAATATGTTACTGGTTCGCCGTTTCCTGCTGCCGCAGCAGCAATACCGATTGCGCTTGCTTCGCTTCCTTTTGCAACTGGAATAATCTTGTTGTCATTCGCAGTGTCAATCATTACTGGTGCATATTCCTTGATAGCTGCATTTGCTGTTCCGGTTTCCGGTACTGTTGGAAAATCACCAGCAAAAAAGTTCTTCGGCGTGATTTCTCTTTTTTCTACTGCATATTCACCCATTTGCTTGTACCTCCTTATTTCTCTTCTGGAAACAACTTGTCAATAGCGGCGTCAAACACGTTCTTGCCGTTCTCTCCTGCGTTGTCCTCCGGTGTTGCTCCCTGCACGCCGTTTGCACCGCTGTTTTCTGCGTCCTGCTGGCGGTTCTGAATGTAGTTGCCGCCCGCTTTGTTCTGCTCTGAAATGATTTTAACTGCCATTTCCTGTGCAGAAATAGGGTTGTCAAACTTTGCGTCCTTTGCGATTGCGTCATAGTTGCCGTTTGCCAAGTCTTCAATGCCTTTAATTCTGGCACGTTCTGCGGCTGCTGCTTCATTCTGGATTGTCGCTACTAAATCCGGGTATGCGGCTTTTAGTGCGTCAACCGTTGTGATTTTGTTTTCTGGTGCTGCCATTTCTGGTTCCTCCTTTTCCTGTGGCTTGTTGATAGGTTCTGTTGCACTATTTACTAAACTACCCGGATTTTGATTGTGCGGGCTGTTTAATAACTGGGTTGGAATACTCTTGAACATAGAAACGTCAATAGGCACTGAATTGACAACGATTTTTGAAGAGTTTTCAACAACTGTTGTGCTGTCTTCAAACATCAATTCATCACAAAAGCCGTTTTCAACGGCAATGTCGCCCGTCCACCATGTTTCATTCGACATAAGCTGTTCTATGTCCTCTGTCTTTTTGCCAGTCTTGCTGGCATATGTATTGACAATGCTTTGTTTAATCACTTTCAGTTCATCAGCCATCTTCAAAAAGTCTTCTGCTCTGAAAGTGTCCCAGACTGTCATTGCGGGGTCATGTATCATAAATACACCGTTTCTGGCAATCTTGATTGTGTCGCCTGCCATAGCAATAATTGTGGCTGCGGAAGCTGCCCAGCCATCAATTTTGACTGTCACTTTCGCTGAACAATCTTTCAATCTTGTAAAAATCGCATTTGCTGCGAACACGTCACCGCCGCCGCTGTTAATGCGCACGATAATTTCCGGCACATCACCAAGCGCCGCAAGTTCTTGATTGAATTTCTGTGGTGTCACCCTGTCTTCCCACCATGACTGCTGGCTGCTTATTGCGCCGTATAAAAGCAGTTCCGGCGGCTTGTCCCCGGCTGCCGGGATAAAGTTCCAGAATTTATTTGTTGTCACCCCGTAAGGATTGCCCGGCGTTCTGCTGTCCTGCTGCTGGTTCATTCCCGGCATTGTCTGCGGGTTTTGCTGGGGTGTTCTGTTTGTTTGTGGTTCCATTGGCAATTTTCTTCACCTCTTTCAGTTCTTTTTCTTCGTGTTTCAACTGTTCGACATTGTTATAAAAGTTGCTTCCCGTCATTTGCATTGCTTCATCACTTCTGGTGCTAAAGCCGTTTGACACTCTCTTTTCTGCGGCTGTAACCTCTTTTACCGGGTCAAGCATACCTTTTGCAGGTCCGTTCCACTTTGCCCCGCAATATGCTTTTCTTATTGCCGGGTCAGTAAAAAAGCCCGGTGCTTTGATACGTCCTTTTGCTACTGCTTCCGTCAGCCATTCTTCATATACTGGCTGGCAAAAGTCCGTTGATAGCCAGTCACGGTACATATTAAACATTTTCCATGCTTCTTCCAGCGCGCCTTTGCTGGCTGTATAGCTGGAATTAAAACGCTTCACAAGTAATTCATACGGAATTTCAAGTGCTGCGCCTATCTGCTGGCATATTGCTTCTACAAAGCCGCCAAAATTGGCGTTTGGTCTTCCGGGGTTCGTGTCGTGTGCTTTCTCGCCCTCGTTTAAGTCGATAACGGCGCCCGGCGCAAGTTCAATGGTGCTTTCGTCTTCTGCGTCCACCTGTACTTCTTCCGGCAGCATACTTCCTATGGCGTCTTCTGCGCTGGCGTCTGCCTTTTCAATGAAAATTGTAAACATGCCAGACACAACCGCAGCCACAAGCTCTGCGTCCGTGTATCTTCCAAGCTGTTTCAAACTTTCAATGACTGGCGCAAGGAACGGAACGCCCCTGCGCTGTCCTATTCTTTCCCGGTTCATCATGTGAAGCACGTTTCTTCTTCCGGTCTTTTGTCCGTATGCTTCAACCCTCTGCCAGCTTATGTCATTGTATGCGTATGACAACGGGTGGTGGTTCGCTATGTGATACGCTATCACTTCCCCGGACTTGTCAACCTCTACACCTCCAACAATCTTGTTGTCCATTGTGTCACAGTTGTCCGGGCTGCAAAGTCTGTCTGCTTCTATCAGCTGCACACGCAGGTCATACGGCTGGTTTATTCGTGGTTTGACTGGCAATACCGCCAGACAATCCCCGGAAATAAGCCAGTTCATAAAAGCCAACTGCTGCAACTCGTAAAAGTTGTCTATCCTTGACATATCGCAATCATTGCTTTCAGCCCAGATAGACCACTCTTTTTCAATCTTTTTTTCAAGGTTCCGGCGTTCTTCTGGTGAAATTCCCAGCGTTTCTGCGTCAATGGTCGATTTCAACCGCAGTCCACGTCCAACAATGTTGGTGCGCATGGTTTTGACTGCCCCGTTTGCCAGCGGCACGCCCATGTATAAATCACGGGTACGCTGGCGCAATACAGATACATTGTCTTCTATGTCCTCACGACTGCTGCCGCCTGCATGAAGCCAGCCTGCAAGTGATTTCTTTGTGACGCTGGCGCCATAATTGCCATACCCGCTGTCTAAAATCTGCATTTTCTGCCTTGCAACCGTTCTTTTCAGTGCTGCTTGCGGTGCTATGACTGCTATTGCCTTATCAATTCCCGCTGCAATTCCCACGCTTTCACCTCCTTTATTGCATGAAAAAAGCACCTTTCCACGGGTGCTTTTTGTCTTTTCTCACTTATTCACACTACAATATTACCCCATTTTTGCGGGCAATGGGGGGAAATAAAGCCCCAAAACGGGCAATCACGGGCAATGTTTTATAAATCCCGTGGTACAAATCGTTTTGCACGGTTCCTGCCGCCATATTTTGCCGCATTTTCAAGCGCAGTGACTTTCCCTTGCCAATATTCAATAGACTTTCTAATTTCGGTCAGATTGGCTTTTGTCATGGTCCTGCTGCCTATCGTGTATGACTGGGCGTTTGTCACTGCCAGTTCTGCTTCCAGCCATGCGTCAAGGTGTCTTTTTGCTGTTTCCAGTGTAATTCCTGCCATTTATAAAATTCCTCCACTTCTTCTTCTGCCACGTTTTACAATTTTCTTTGTTTGTGTGGCGTCTTTCTTTTTGTCTGGTTTTTTCAATGGTACGTTGATAATTTCAATGGCTGCCGTTGCGTAGTTTCGGCAGTCCAGCGCTTCATTTCGTTTGTGTTCGCCTTTGTCTTTCAGTTCCCATGCAAAATATGGTCTGCCCATCTTGTAACGCATTACCTTTTTTTCTGACGTTAAGCCCTTGAAATACTTTTCGTCATATCCCTTGCCCTCTTCTTTTGGAAAATGGCAAAAGCCGGGTCCCTCTTCCTCCAGCTTTAGTCTGTCCATAAGCAGGCTTTTTCCGGTATCAACTCCCAGCGTGAAAAGATATGCACCCTCACGGTTGCTTTTTGACGGCTTCTGGATATACGCTGCGGCGCTATCGTTTGAACCTTTGATTGCAAATACTCTGCGATTGAACCGGGCTTTGCAGAATTTATATACTTGATTGGTTCTGTGTCCTCCACTATCAATGCAGACGCATGACAGCTTCATTTTCGTTCCGTCTGGTTTTTCAAAGGTCTGCAATAAGAATGTGTCAAGGTCTTGCCAGACTTGATTGTTGATGTCTGAATTGTCGCCGTATATTGCCGCATACCTAATGCCCCAGCTTTCATATTCTGGACCCCAGCCCACAACTTCAATTTCAAATCTGTCGTCCTGCGTATCTACGCCAGCTGTCAAGTACAGCACTTCTTCTGGCACTTCGCACTTGTATTTCTCCCGGCGTTTCATCAGTTCGTCGTCTTCTATGGTTTCCCCGTCTTCTTCCCACGTTTGCCCCATTTCGGTATTAGTCCATACTTTCATAAGTTCCACGTTGCCTTTTTTCATCTGGTCATTTGCCGTCAGAAACTTTTCAACAACTTCTTGCCATGTGGTCAATGTGGAAGCAAGCGTGTTCAAGTGGAACCCACGCACGGGGTTGTCTGGGTCTTCATGTACAAAGGTTCCATCAATAAAGTGTTCTTTCCATTCTGCTTCACTGGATATGACGCCGCACTTGCTGCAAGCGTATCTGATTTCTGATAGGTCGTTTTTGTCGAACACAACATTTGACCAGACCAGCGGTTGCAGTTCTCCGCAGCACGGGCACGGTGCGTTCCATTCTCCCCGGCTGCTGTTTTCGTACTCCACTTCTATTCTGGAAGCCCCTTTGACTGTCGGTGTTGAAATGTCCACCTGCTTTTTATTCCAGAATGTAGTCTGACGCTTTGAAGCCAGTAAAAGTGGGTCGCCCTCTTTTCCTGCACTGGCTGGGTATGCGTCTATCTCGTCTGCAAGCAATATTCTGATTGTGTGGCTTCGCAGTCCTGTTGGGCTGTTTGCGCCTGCAATCGTTATGAAGCCGCCCGGAAATATCTTTTGCATGATTGTGTTACCGCTGTTGCGGCTCTTTTCGTTTATACGGTCAGCCAGTACGGGCGTATCACGCAACATAGGTGACAGCTTTTCTTTTGAAAACTTCTCTGCCATGTCTATTGTCGGCTGTATAACCATAATCGGTGATGGGTCATAATGCACATAATATCCAATAGGGTTCAACACCATTGCGTCTGTCTTTCCCACCTGCGCTGCTGACATAATCACGACTTTTTTTATTGTAATATCTGTTATGGCGTCCATAATCTCTTTTTGATACGGCGCCTTTGCTGTCTTCCAGCGTCCCGGCTCTGCGGAAGACCCGGCAGACAGTCTGCGGAACTTATCTGCCCACTGTGAAAGTGTCATTTCCGGCGGTGGTTGCAGCACTTTGAAAATCCGTGTAAACATATCAACTGTGTTTTTCTTCATTGTCTACACCATACCCAAACACTGTCTGAAAGTCTGAAAGTTCTTCCAGTACTTCATCAATGGCGCTTTTCAGCAGCTTAAATATTTCTGTCTGGTCCTTTTTCTTTGATAAAATGGGGCTTAACTTTGCAGGTATAGCCATAAGCCTTGTTTTGAACCTAACAAGTGTGTCTGTCATTACCTGTTCCACGTCCTCTGTGGTGTGTACCTCATTTCTGCGCAGCTGCAATTCCAGTTCTTGTGCTTCTCTTTTTGCTCTGACCAGCTTTGCACGTTCTGCGTTATAATCTATTGTGCTTTCACTTTCCGGGTTGTTTTTGCGCAAATAATTTATGTACTGGTGGTTTACGGTCTTCAAGTCGTACAGTCCCGGTCTGATTTCCGTTATAACCTTTTCGTCACGCAGCTGGCGCACTCTGCGTTCTGAAATATCCAGCCAAGCGGCAACCGCCTTTGAAGTGTACGCTTTCAAAAACCGCACCCCCTTTCTTTTGTGTCCGAATTGGTCACATTTTTTTCTTTTTTAGCCCCTACCCCTTTATTTTTTACCGGGTCGGAAGCGGAAATGAAATTTTCAAAATTATATCTGGACAGGTTTTGGGCGTCGCCGTACCCGCAGTGCTTCCAGACCGCCGGAAGAACCTACTAAACGTCGTCCACAACGTCTGTGATTTCGTCGTTTTCGGTGCTTCCGTCCGGGTTAATCTCAAATTCTCCCGTTAGCTTCTGTTTGTTCAATTCAAGTTGCTTTTCCGCAAGCTGTAAGCGTCTGTCCTCTAACTCATACGCCTTGATACTGTCTAGCTGCTTGATGATACGCCCATGCAGCTTGTTTAGTTCAGCTTCCACTTTCATTGCTCTTTCAAATGGGCTGGACTTAATGACAGACTTCATGGCTGTTTTATATGTTTCACTCTTGCTGCCCTCTGGGTCTACGCACTGCTGGTGTTCCATGCCGCAGTCCTCTTCCTGCTGTCTTTCTTCCATGCTCTTTGGTACAATCATGTGTACTATTTTATCTGTGTAAAAGCCGCCTGCTTCCGGGCTTTCATATTCTTTCAATAGGTTTTCCAGATAGGTTTTGCGCAGGTACAATGCCTGCAATTCCTCCATCATTTGAGATAATGCGGACGGTGTGCCCATGTTCTGTATAGCTGCTGCCTGCTCTGGGTCTATATCTTCATAGCCTGCCTGTGCAAAGGCTCCGTGTGTTACGGCATTTTTGTTTCCCTTTTTTGCTGGGGTTTTCCCCGCAGCATTTTTATTGCCTTTTTGTCCACCCCTTTTTTTAGTCTTCTTTTTCAAGGCTTCGTCCCAGCCGTCTTCTGACTTCCATTTTCTTATCCTTACTTCTGGCACCCCTGCCAGCTTTGCCAGTTCCGCTGTTTCAATCTTGCCATCTGTGTCCAGATAGCGTTGCATTGACTTGTCCCGCTCCGGGTTCCGTGGTCTTCCCATCTTCTCACCTCTTTTCGTTCGTTTTCATTCTTTCCAACTCTTCCGGTTTACGGAAGTATAAAAAATTATGGGCTTTGTAATTTCAAAAAATCACCAAAGCCCACTATTGCCAACGTGCAAATATAACGGCGTAAAGCCTGCTTTGCTGATATAAATTATACCAGTGAAACGCAGGCAATGGCGGGCAATGATTGCTTATGCAATCTTCTTGAATTGTGAAATTATCTGGTTTTTTTCAAACCTCTGTGACAGCGTAGCAAGTGCATTATCTCTAATATTCTTGCACTGCCGTTCACTGTATGAATTGCGTACCGCTACTTGTTCCCATTTGAGGTTGTGAATGTAAAAATCGAAAATAATACGCTTTTCTTTCAGTTTCAGTCTTGAAATCTCCTGCAAAAGCTGTGCTTTCAAACTCTGTAACTGCTGCACCTTTGCTTCATAGTCTTTGATTTCTCCGCTGACAAAATCTGGAATGTTCAGCGCCATATTTTCTGTTTGTCGTGATATATTATTTTTTCCTTTTGGTAGACCGTCGCACTGTATAGCGCCAATGGGGTTGTAGTATTGGTCCGTCAAGTCATTTATAATCTTTCGGTATATGCTCACCTCCCCGTCTATGTCTTTGTAATATTCCAGCAATTCAATTACCTTGCTTCTTTCCATTGCCTGCGCCATTTGCTGTTCCTCCATTTCATTTATTACCAGTCTTTCCCGGCTGTCAGCCTTGCACGTCAACTTTCTGTTCGCCTGCTGCCTGCTGCCGCTCTTTGTAGCCCATGCACTTTATGTATCTTTCCGGCTTTCCGCAGCTTTCGTAATATTCGCAAGACTTGCATACGTTTTCTTGCGTCATTTCCTTTTCCTCCGTGATATGTACCCTGCGCACTCCGGCTGCCCTCTTAATAACTGCATAGAACATGACCCGCCGCACTCATAAGCCTTTGTGATATGCTTTGCACACTTTGTATTTGCACACTGATTGCGGCAAAATACTGGCATATTGTCTGTATTAAGCATTATTATTGGTCTTTCCATCTGTTGCACCTCCGTTTCTTCTCACAAACTGAAAGCACCACGCTTCATCACGTATGGTTTTTATTGTTCCGTCTTCGTCAATGTATACTGCGTCAATAAACTTTGGTTTTGGCGGTTTTCCGTCTTCTAACGGTCCTGCAAAATCAATTATAATTTGCAATACGTTGTATACTCTTTCGTTGATAATCATTCTATAATCTGTCATGTTTATTGGCATTTTCCGTACCTCCTATGCTGTTTCATGCAAAATTATCTTTCTGAACATACTTTCAAATATTGGAACTGCAATGCTGTTTCCAGCCTGCTTGTATAACGCCATTCTGTATCTTCCAGAACGCTTCTGGACTGCTTTTGCCCTTTCGTAGTCTTCGTCTGTATATCCTTGCAGGCGCCAGCACTCACGTTCTGTCAAATATCTATAACGCCCGTTTCCGCAGTCAATCACCTGTGCTGGTGTTCTGTCCTGTCTGGTCGTGATTGTGTATGCAAAATCTTTTATTACTGTTGCACGTTTTATTCCGGTGCAGCCAATCACATTGTATACGCTCGGTTGTGTTACGTCGTATACTTCCGGTACTTCGTTGTTGTCCAGAAGAAATTCTGATATATCTTTCATTGGTGTTCTGATTAAGTCTGAAAAATCAAACTTTTCACCATTCAGCACTGATACTGTGAAAACTCTTTCCCGCGCTTGTGGCAGTCCAAAGTCCCTTGCGTCTAATATCTCATAGCTGTTTGAATATCCCAGCTTTTCCATTTCTGATTGATACCGCTTAAAGTTTGCAACCATGTGTTTTGATAACACATTCTTGACATTCTCCCATATAACGTATTTCGGTTTCCATTTGCCCATATTTTGAATAATGTGTATTGTTTCCCACATTAGACTTGAACGTGTTTCGCTTCCCTCTTCTGCGCCTTTCTGTTGTCCGGCTATGGAAAAATCTTGACACGGGCTACCATGTATCAAAATATCTGGTTTAAGGTTCCAGCCCACCACTGATTGTGTTTTATACTCTAATTCTTCCGCAAACATTGCATTGTATGACCTTACGGCGTTTTCGTCTATTTCCACATAGTCAATGGCTTTTGTTGGAATGTTCAAATTTCGCAAAGCACATCTGGGGGAACCAATTCCCCCAAATAGTTCTAAAATCTGTACCACGCCTACACCTCCTGTAATGCTATTACACAATAGCCCTCTTCAAGTGCGCTGCTGGTCGTGTCGTCGTCCATGCAGATAATTTTCATGTCAGCCGTGTTTCCGGTTGCTCTTCCCTCTGCAAACTCAATCAGCTTCACTGTGTCGCCCTCTCTGTAATCGTCATTTTTCAAAATCATGTATGGTCTTATATGGTCGATTGCAACGGCTTTCATTTTGTCCGGTGATACTCTGATTGTTTTTTCTTTTCTTTCATCAGACGGCAAGTGCTGCATTTTCTCTTCCTGCTGCATTTCACGCAGTTTCTTTTGTGTTTCCCGGTCAATGGCTGCCTGCTCTTCGTTGTACCGCTCTTCGTCCGTTTTCTGGGCTTCTTTTCGGTTTTCATAGGCATTGCAGTTTGTCACGGTTGCTGTCTTGTCGTGGCACTCTTCATAGTGCGTACAGCTGTAACAAAGTGAAGTCATGCTTTCTGGCTGTGGGTCAACATATTCTGGCTGCTGCTCTGTGGCTTCTCCTGCCCCCTCTGTGGCTGTTTCTTCCTGCTGCACGTCTGTTTCATCATCTGCGGTGTTTTCCTGCGCCTGCTGCTCTTCTGGCTGCTCCTGCAACTGGTTTATGTCCATCTGCCCCGGTATCTGCTGTGTTGCTTCGTAGTTCTTTTTTAACTGCTTAATGTCTGCCAGCGTCAGCACTTCATTTTCCCGGAATATCTCTGCTGCCTGCTTCTGGTAATCTTCCGGCAGCCCGGACGCTTCATAAATAACAGATACAACAATTCTGTTTGCCTTAAATTCTGCCATCAGTTCTGCAATAATGTTGTTATATATTGCCTTGTATCTTCCAAGCTGTGCCGGGGATGTTTCTATAATTTCCGCTAACAAATCACGGGTTCTGCCCGGAATGTTCATGCTGCCTTTTAATTCCAGCACCAGTTTTTCTGTTTCCAGCGCTTCTGTCATACGTTCCCAGTCTGTCTTCTCTCTGAAACGGTTTGCCATAATCAATGCTAATCTGTCTATAATGGCGTTTTTCTTTGGCTTGATTAAGATTGGAACCCGTCTGAAACGCTCTTTGCCCTCGTCTACCAGCTGCATGACCGCCAGCCGTCTTCTGTGTCCTGCAATGATACGGCGCTTGCCGTCCTCTTCCTCTTCTGTCACCAGAAGCGGTTGCAGCACTCCCAGAAGTTCAATGGACTGTTTCAAGTCCTGCACGTCCTCTACGCTGTAAAAGTTGCCTTTTGACGGTATAAGGTCGTATATATCAGCTGTACTGCTCACGCCCTCTTCTGGCGTGGCAATCTCTGCTGTTTTCTCTCCCTGTGGTGTTGCTTCTGCGGTTTCCTTTGACCGCTGGTTTAATAACTCTGTCAGATTGAATTTTTTTGCTGTTCCTGCCATGTCCTTATCCTCCTAACGTGTCCGAATTGGTCACATTTTCAACCATTCTTCCACTAACGCTTTATAGTCAGCCGTTGCACCGCAGCGTGGGGAATACAGAATGATTGGCAATCTTGCAAATGTGCTGGGTTTCATTTTTGGTGTCTTTCTGATATGTGTATTGAATACCGGATATTCAAGCGTCTTCAAGAACTCTTCACCCTGCGTGTCTGCTTCATTGGTTCTGTCGTACTGCGTCACAAAGCAACCGCAGAAGTGCAACTGTGGGTTCAAGTCCTCACGGGTGTTGTCAATCTGTTCTTTCAGCTCTGCCAGACCGTCTATTGCAAAATCATCAATAGTTATAGGCACCATGACGTCTTGTGAAGCTACCAGCGCATTTATTGTTGAAATGTTAATGTCTGGGGCGTTGTCAATAATGCAGTAGTCATATTCCTGCTGTAAGCCGTCCAGAAACTTTTTGAAGCGTGTCTGTTGCGGTCTTGACTGGTCCAGCATGACTTCAAGGTTGGCTGTAAGCAAATTCATGTTTGCTGTGATAATGTCCAGCCCGTCAAAGTCCGTGTGTTGGATAACCTCTGCCGGGTCAATGCCCCGCTGTGTCATTACCTCTGCCGTGCCCTTATGGTCATAGCTGTGGCGGTTCAAAATCTTGCTGGCGTTTCCCTGCTTGTCATTGTCAATCAATAAGACTTTGCAGCCTTTGACTGCTGCCAGAATGTGTGCCATATTCACGCTGGAAATGGTCTTTGCCACTCCCCCTTTTAGATTGATAATTGATAATGTTTTCATGTGGTATTCCTCCTTGTATCTGGTATGAATTTATAGTTGCTTTCCCAGTAATGCGGCAGGCTGGATTTGAACCAGCGACATCATAGACACGGACTGACAACGACTGCTGCCGTTCTATTTCACCGTGCCCGTCCCTCTACCAGCTGGGGTACTGCCGCCCGTTTCCGGGCGCTTGTCCCGGTCTTTTACGCTTCTACTGTTTCACTGCCTGCGAAAAATACTTCTCTGCTTCCCCAGTCGTGAACTTTCGCCCGCTTTTCTTCTCTGCGGTTTTCGTTGTATCTTCCGGCGTGGTGTATTGCTGCGTATGTGACAGTTTTTGCAGTTCTTTTTGTGATTTCAAATACAACTGCGCTTTCTCCGTATCTCTTGCCAACTTCAAATGTTCTCATGTTTTATACCTCCGTTTGCTTTACTTCTTTAACTGTCTTTATTATATACTTACGGAAGTATAAAGTCTATTGACATTCTGCACAATCTTACGGAAGTATATTTGTATATTTTGTATACTTCCGTAAGTATTTGTTATTATCTGCCACGGCGTTTCAGTTCGTCTGCAAATTCTCTGACCGGAACTTTCACGGTCAACGGTTCGTACTTCCCGCAGCCGTCCAGTTCATACAAGAACTGTGTTTCGCCTTTTTTCAGATAGTGAAGCGTTGCAATGTCTGTGACCTTATGCAGTGCAACTGCTGCCGTTGTAATCACCGTGCAGCCCTGTGGCAAATAAAGTGCTTCTTTTGTTTCTCCGTCCTTTGCTGCCTTGATTGCTACTGTGTCCCCAATTTCTAACGGACACACCGCCTTGAAAAATTCTGCTTTCATTCCTCTTTGTCCTCCTGTTCGTGCTTCTCTCTGTTCTGTCTTCTTACCTCCCAGCCAACTTCTCTGACTACTACAAAGACCAGATATAAAATGCCCAGCCCTACGCATACCGCAAAGAATGTTACCAGTGCTTTTACAACATCAATCAGAAATGCAATCATTGTTCTTTCCCTCCCTCATTTTCTGTTTCGCCCAGCCAATAGCCCGGCTGCTTGCGTTTATCTGGTGTAGCTGGCGTATTCTGATATTGTTCGTCTTTTCTTCTTCCTCTGCCTGCTGCCGTTCCAACTGTCTGCGGTAAAGCAATTCTTTTCCGCTGTAATACTTCCGCTTCTTTTTCGCCATCTTCATTCCTCCGTAGCTAACACGTTCAAGATTTTTTCAACTGCCTTGTCCCAGAAGATATTTGCAAATTCTTCTACATTGCAAACCTCGTCACCGTCCCAGTCAACAACCATTGCGTCGTCACACTGGCACAACTCGCAGCCACTTTCTTTCAGTGCTTCATTTGCAATCTCTGTTACCACTTCTTGTGTTGCTGCGTAATCGCAACCACGGTTCAAAATGTCTTCCAGATTTTCCATTGTCTTTTTAGATATTTTCGCCATCTTTATTCCTCCTAAAAGTATTTGCGCTTGTATCTGCTGCCCTTGCTTGCCTGTTTGCGTCGCTGGCGCTGTTTTCTTCTCTTCTGGTACTGGGCGTCTTCTGCTGCTGCCACCTGCCTTTTGACTGCTTCGTGGTCTATGTTGTCCACCTCTTCTTGCATGACTTCCAGCACTTCAACTTCACTGTCCTTGAAAGTGAATGTCATACCGGGGTCATACTCACCACTTGTCCAGTCTTTCTGGAACTTCTCAAAATTATCTCTGTATCTATACGGTGCCTGTGGGTGGTACTGTTCGGCTTCATATATGCCCAGCATAACTTCTTTGTCGTCCTTGTCGTCCCAGTTGTAAAGGTGCCAGCTTTCGTGGTTGTCCCAGTTCCACTTTGACAAATACAACACTATTCCGTCAAAGTAGTTGCCCTCACGCACCATGCCTTTCATTTGCTTGCAGGTGAAGCCCTGCCCCTTTAATTCCTCTTTGATTTTTTCATAGTCCCTGCCGCCAGTATGTAATCTTGCTTTTACCACTAACGGCAAATACTGTGGCTGTTTATCTTCTTTTCTTGCCATTGCTTGTCCTTTCCAGTCTGTCTGCAATCCTCAATATGCTTTCCATTGACTTTCTAATGTTTGTGTCTGTGCCCTCTGTGATTTTCAGCACGTCTGCTATGTCCCGCAGTTCTTGTGCCATTTCTTCTGTTTCCCCGGTCACAATGTCATATTTATTGCGGCAGGCGGTGCAGACCTGCGAACCCTCCGGGATAACTTCACCGCATATCAAGCAGCGGTCAACTCCGTTCATTCTTCCCAGCTTTCGTATTTCTTCACACGCCTTGTCAAGTTCTGCACCTGCTCAACAAGGTTTGCAACCTCATGTGGTGACAATCCGGTTTGTTCATAGTCATACAGCTTCTTTGCGGCTTGATTGACTGTGACGTGCGGTTTCAATACTGCTTTCTGTCCGTTCTGGCTGTATTCTGTCAGCGTCGTTCTTTTCTGTCGCTTCCGTGGCTCCTGCTGCTTAAATGCTCCGGCACGCTTCATGGTGCTGTAATATGGCACCGTCTTTTTCAATGTGTGGTCCATGTAGCCCATTACAATTCCACCTTTCTTCCCGTCTGCTCCATAACTCCCAGATAACCTGCTATTGTGTCCATTGCTTCTTCTGCGGACCAGCAAACCGCCGTTTCATATCCCTGCTGCCGCAGCTGTTCCAGCCACCAGTCCTGTTTCTCTGTGGTCTTGTTGTTCTGCCACTTCATTTCCACATACAGCCCGTGTTTGCCGTTTCTGGCTACTGGCAAGCATAAGTCCGGCACGCCAGCTTTTACGCCCTGTCTTTTAAGGTTCGCCGCTTCCAGCTGATTTCTGCTGCCGCCGTTCGGTATATGGTGCAGCAAGTCCAATTCCGGGAAGTCCTTTGCGTAGAACCTCGCCCAGTTTATAACTCTTTCCTGCTCTGTGGCTTCACTGCGTTTTCTGTAATATGCTCTACTCATTGGCGTTTGTCCTTTCGTCAAGGTGTGTTGCCATCATGTCTGCAATGTGAAGCATAGCTGCAAGCCTGCTGCCTGCAAAAGCATTGTTCATGTCATAGCTACCGCCCTTTACTGCGCTATCAAAAGCGCCCATGTGCCATCTGATAGCCAGCATTTCTTCTTCCGTAAGCTGCATATATCGCATAATCTGGATAATTGACTTTTCACCGTGTCCCAGTGGCAGGCTGTTTGTATATCCGTATACCTCAACTTCTTTCCAGCTGCCGTCTTTCTGTTTCTGGTTCTTCTTCTCTACCTTGTAGGCGTCCACCTTGCAAACATCATGCAGAAGCGCTGCAACTGCGATTGTGTCCACTGTGTATTCCGGGTACGTTCTGCCCTGTCTTTTGTCCTCTGCGTCTGCCAGCTGAACCAATCTGCGGTATACATAGTTTGTATGCTCTACCAGACCGCCTGCGTATGCGCCGTGGTACTTTGTGCTTGCCGGGGCTGTGAAAAATCCTGCTTCTTCCAGCCATGCAAGCAGTTTGTCTGCTCCCGGTCTGCTTATGTATGAAAAGTAATTCTTGAACTTCTCAACCTCTGCCATTCTCTGTTCTTCATTCATTGTCTTGTCCTCCTGTGGTTTCTTCCCGGCTGTCCACCAGATATATTTTGCCGTCCTGCTCATACAGCATGACTTTTCCTTTCAGTGCCGCCAGTGTCATTTCTGCTTTCATTCCATCTGATACGCCGTACTTGTCGCCAATCAGAATGTATTTGCAGTTTTCAAGTATCTTCATTCCCGCTGCCATGCCCCGTCTTCTTTCTTCCGGGTTCTGGTCGTCTGTAACTTCCGTCAAGTATAAATGCACTGTAACCGGGACAAATCCATTGTTTATGGCTGCCCGTGTCAGCTTGCGTGCATATTCCTTGTTACGCTTTGTGTCGCCCCGGTATGGGCTGCACACATACAACAAATCATTCAACTGCTGCCACCTCCGTTCTTCACTTTCTCAAAATAAAACTGCACTGGCTTTTTGACTTCTTTTACAATCCCGTATTTCTTCGCCAGTCGGTATATGAATATTTTTTCAAGCCTTTCTTGCAGCGTTTCCAGTTGCTTTCTGAACTTCTCAACACTCATGGTTGATTTATAAAAATTGCACGCCCTGCAAGCTGGCATATAATTTTCAATGCTGTTTATCTGCTGCGCTTCTCCGGCGTTCAATTCCTCTTCATGCAGGTATACGGCTTCTATGTGGTCAACCTGCATTTCTTTGTATGTGATATTGCAACCGCAATACCCGCAGCGCCCTTTCATGCTGTCATACACCTGCTGCCGCACTGACTTTGGTATTGATTTTCTTTTTGCTGCTGCCACAACTGCTGCCACCTCCTAATCTTCCAGCACTAGTTCTTCCCCTGCTGCTGGCGGTTCCTCTTTTCGTTTCCACTCTTCCAAGTCCAGAAGTGTTCCGCATTTGCTGCAATAATTCCAATCACTTGAAACGTGAAAGTAATAACCGTCTTCCCGGTCTTTCCTCATATCCTTGTCATACGCTGAAAATAAGTGCTTGCCGCATACTGGGCAATAATAGCTGTTTAGATACCCCAGCTGTCCGGGTAATGTTGGGTATTCGCTCATTTTGTGTTTTGGCTTTTTGGGTTTCCTTGCTGCCATGTGCTACACCTCCATTGCTACTTTTTCCAGCCTGCGTTTCATTTCCTCATATTGCAGCTGCAATCCTTTTATATTCTGGTGTGTGCTACACTCCCCGCAGTCTTCTTCTGTGTGGGTGTGTGGACATTCATTGCAAAAGTCCAGTTCGTCTTGCAGGTTGTTTGCAATGATACCCATTGAAAACACAATGCCCCAGTATTGTTTCAAGTCAATTTGCGTTATATCTACCGGGACGGCTACTGCCTGCTGCACTTCTTCGTCAGATATGCTGTATTTATCTTTTAAGGCTTCATACATCTGTAAAGCAGTGACCTTTTCGCCGCCCTCTCCACGTTCTGCAAGGGCTTGTATCTTTGCCAACTTTGCAATGACCTTTTCACGTTGTATCTGGTTTTTATTCATTCTTCTGCACTCTCCCGCTTTTTCAGTTCTTTTTCTGCAAGTTCTATAAATCCTTTCAAATCGTTAATGCGTCTTTCGTAGGCTTCATGGGCTTTCTTTGCTTTTTGATATTGCCATAATAAGAAAACACGCTCTTGACTTTCGCTTTTCTTTTCCAGTTCCTTTTTGCTGTTTTCAAGTGTCGCTTCAAGATTTCCGTCATAGCTGTATGTGATTTTATCTTTCTTGCGTTTTACCGTCATTTTGTGTGACGGTTCTTTGAAATATTTTCCCATGTTGTCACCTCATATACTGCCACGACTGCGGCGCACGCTTTATTCCCAGTTCTGCCAGCGTCACTGTTCGTGGATATTCTTTGACAGCTGTTATTTCCCAGCCGTACACTTTGCGCCTGCTGCCTGCTGCATAATTGTGAATATCATGTGCAGGAACCTTGCTTTTTCTCTCTGCTTCTTCAAAGTTCTTGATTTCCAGAACTTCCGGGCAAATAAATTCACCAACTATTCCCACACCGCCTGTGACATACACCAGCACCCGGAACGGTGCTTTGCATTGTGGCTTTGTCTTCCGCAGTTCCAGAACCTTTTCACCCGCTGCCATTTTCTGCCACCATTTCTGGTGCAGTGATAATATGACCACTGGCATTTCTTCCAGTTCTGGTGGTTTCCATTGCTGCTTCATGTTCTTTTCCTCCTAAATCTTCAATACCTGTCCCGGATATATCAAATCTGGGTTCTTAATGCCGTTTTTGTGTGCCAGTGCATAGCAGGCGGCACCGTTTCCGTAAAACCTCTGTGCAATCTTCCAAAGGCTGTCACCTTTTTGCACTGTGTATTCTTTCCGGTCTGTCTGGTTTCTTCCTACAACCTCCGGCGGTTCCTCTGGTTTGTAGTAGAACGCTTCTGCTATCGACCCGCAATACTGGCACCGTTCGCCCAGCTTTACTTCTGCCCCGCAAAATTTACACTTCATGTGCTGTCCCTCACTGTTCAAATTCGCTTTTCAGTTCAATTCTGATATACAGAATGTGTTGCAGGTCTTCCACCCGGTATTGTGTGAATTGCTCAACTGGCACCTGCTCCGGCAGGCTGTCTGTTTTCGCCCAGTCCCACATTTGTTCCGTGGCTCTGTATGTTTCCATACCCAGTCCCATTTTCTTAATGCGTCGCTGCGGGTTCAATGCTCCATGCACTGCGTTTGCAGCATATCCACGGTATACAACCTGTCCAGCTGCGTTATATATCACCACTCTGTCACTGGGCGTCAGCTTGTCCATAATGTCACCCAGTCTTATTTCATTTTCCATCACCATTCACCCCTCATTCTTCTTTCAATTCTTTCTTTCGCCTGCTGCACTTCTCTTGAATACTCTGTTTCTGTCAATCCTTTGTTCCATACGTGTTCATAAGCACCAGCAACGCCGTAGTTGTAGGCTGTCAGCACTTCTGCTTCTGTGTCGAACCTCTCTTGCAGTTCTGCCAGATAATCTACACCGACAAGCACGTTGAAATATGGATTTTTCACATTATCAACATTTAGTCTGTTCATACGCTCTTTGTGCCACTTCGGTAATACCTGCATATATCCTGTTGAACCCTCTTTGCAGCTGGCGTCCCATCTGTACCCGCTTTCTATCTCGATAATTGCCAGCACCAGCGTGTATTCAACGCCATACTGCTTGCAGATTATGTATGTGTACTGCTGCATACATTCCGGTAAATACCCGCCGTTGTCTGCGTAGTCCTCCGGCACTTCATAGCGTGTCCAGCCGTCCAGCGCTTCCCCGTCCCAGTCAAATGACATAAGGTTGAACGGGTACGTTTCCGCTTCTCCTGTGGTGCTTTCTGTTGGCTGTGTGGTCTGTACTGGTTCCGGTGTGTTCTTTGGCAGTGTGCTTGCTGTTGGCTTTACTGCTGCGCCTACCACAGCCACGCACACAACGAATACCAGCACGCCTGCTGCAATGTAATTTCCGTATGCCTTAATTGCTCTTTTTATCCTCTTACACCTTAATATCCGACGCAGCCTTGTTTTTCTTCCTGTTCCCACTTCGTTTTCCTCCTTGTCCTGCCTTTTTTGGCTCTTTTTTCCACATTTTCAAGTAAATATGCCACCCGGTCTGTTCATAAAAGACCGCTTCGCATGACACAATGTTGTAATTGCTATATATCTTTCTGAACTCTTCCAGCCCTGCGTCCGGTGACTTTGCCAGCTGTTCCACTTTCCTTTTGCTGTACTTAAAATCATTGCACTTTTCTTCCGGTGCGTTCAGATTTCGGCTGTACTTCCAGTGGTTCTGGTCACGCTGCTGCTTCTCCCCGCCGTCCTCTCTGGTTGTTTCCGGGCGGTCAAGGTTTCTGCTGCTGGAATAGCGTTTCTTTCCCTGCGGGTCCTTGACAATATACTTGCAAAGTCCCTCTATTCCGTTTTCATTCATTTGCAGGCGGTCTGCGTTCACCCAGCCCATCTGCTTTATACTGGCTCTGTATTCCGGGTCTTTTGTCTTTTTCCAGTTAATGCGGTCTTTTGTCCACATTAGTTCCACGTCGTCACGGTCAAGCCCGCCATTCATAATGATGTGGTGATGTATACGCTTTAGGCACTGCCCGTCCTTGCTGTACTTGTATTCTGTTACCAGTATGTATTTGAGTGGTTCAAGCCCCAGTTTCTTTCTGCGGTATGCTATGCGCCGCAGGTAGTTTGTCACAATGTTTTCTGCTTCTTCGACTGTTTCCGGCAGGTTTTCTGCGTCATAGGTGCATGACGTGTGCAGGTCCCCTATGTGAAAGTTGCCATTTCCCAGCTGCACCAGATACCGTTTGGCGTTCTTGTCGTTAAGGTCTTTTTGCTTTGGGGCATTGGCTTTTCTTTTCTTGCCCCTCTTCCCTCTGGCTGCCTGCTCTGCTGCTTCTGTTCGTGGTATTATGTCCACTTCTCTATAATTGGCACAGTCTGTCTTCTTCTCTCTGATAAACACCACTGCACTTCCTTTTCTGTCTGATACCTTTTTCAGCGTATAAGGGTACACCAGAAGTGGGGTGGTTCTATCCTCCATCAATCCTGTTTATTATCCATACAGCGTATATATAAATTTATATATTTCGTAGGAATGTTAATACCCCATACAAGCCCGTTTAGCAGGGATAAAACCCGCTATTTTTAAGGACTTTTCAGCCCTAAAATGTTTGACTTGTAACCGCCAATATGGTATAATAAACATGTATTGAATTATTAACATATTGACTTTTGAAAAGCCTTTGATTTTGTGTTTCCGGCACAGCTTCAAAGGCTTTTTGCTTGCCATTTTTACAATGCTCTGTATAACTCTTTGCGGCTCTCACCGCACCAGATTTTCTGCCCATCTTCCGTCTGTATGGTCACTATTCCGTCCCTAAATCTGTACCCGGCAATTATCTTGCCCCGGTGCCATTTACCGTCAAAATAGATTTCCGCTGGCTGTCCCTCGACGTATGGGAAATTATCTGCGCTCATTCGTCCTGCGCTCCTGCGTGTGCTTCCGCACCCGCTTTCAGTAAATCAGTTACCAGTTCCCAGCTTTCCAAGAATAAAGCGGAACGGAACGAAACGAAGTTGCTGACGTTAGAACGGGGGTCGATCAAGCTCAGCGCACCAGCACCACCGTTGGAAGCGCCGCCGAAACTCGAACCCCGGACAGGCACGGCTTCTTCAAGTTCGCTGTCTGCCCATATTCCGGCTGTTTCGTTCTTCCAATCGTGCGGTACAATTCCCAGCTTGTACGCAATTTCCGGCACGTCTTCCAACTCTTCCAGCTGCAATTCTGCAATGTGGCAGCCGTCCCAGTCCTTTTCTATCTTTTCTGCGGTTGACATAACCACGCCGCCGTCACTGCTGCCGTACAGCTTCAATGGCTTTCCGTTTACCTCTGCAACGGTCCAGTCCGGGGCTTCGTCCTTGTAGCCCTCAACTGCTGCGTCATTGTCCTTTGTGTACTCCACAACACCTTTATGCAGGCGTAAGCCCGTTACAAATTCCCAGAAGTTGCCGCAGATACCGAACACGCCGCCTGCGGTTCCGTCATGTGACCATGTAAGCGGGTCACACCCGGTCAGTGTTCTTCCGGCGCTGTCGTATACAACGCCCTTTTCCTGCGGGTTGTATGCATTGCTTCCGTGGTTCGTGTTGCCGCCTATTATGCGCCCCAGTTCTTCCGCTTCATGTAGCATATAGACAAATTCCGTGTTTGTCATAAGGTGCCAGCCCTCACCCTTTCTGGCGCAGGCTGCCGCCGCTTCATCAATTCTTATGGTGTGCTTTGGCTTCTGGTATGGCAGCGACATTGGAACGTCGCCAGCTAATGTGTCAATCATTGTGTTGTGATACTGCGAAATCAGAATTGCAGGAACAATCTTGCCTTTAATTCTGAACATTTCCGGCACGTCCTCTTCACGGTATGTTCCGGGTTCCATGTAAAACATGGTCATGTGGTTTGGCAGTCCCAGACTGTCTTTGACCACAACTGCTGCTTTCTTCACAAAATCTTTCATTTTGCGTATTCCTCCTTGTATCTGGTATTGTTTTATATGAACAGCGTTGCTGCTATTCTCCTATTGACTTTGAAAAACCTTTGATGTGTGCCCAGCGCTCACGCTGGCTGCTGCTCTTTCTCTTTTTCCGGGGTCTGGGTCACTTTTACGGTGACTTTGACATTTTCCCGCTGTGAGATAATCAGCGCCAGCGTTTCAAAAAAGCGCTGTGCATTGAATGTCCCTTGTACTTCCATTTGTGCGCCCCTCCCTTATGCGGTCTGTGGCGCTGCTTTCTGTGCCATGCCTTTTGCAAATCTGATACCCTGCATGAACACCAGAAAATCTTTCTTTTCTTCCGGCGCAAGTTCGCCCAAGAACGCCATAACCTCTGTTGCTTCCTGCTGGTTCTCTGTTGCAAGCATGGTTTCCATTTCTTTTTTAGTTCCTGCCATATTCTGTACCGTCCTTTCTGCACTGCGGTTCCCTTTTCACATTAAAAAGTGGTAAAACTTGTTGACCGTCTGCGTGCTTTGTAGCTGGCACGTCCGCTGCCCTTGTTACGCAGTGCGCATTTTGTGGGTTTGGCTTCCCCGGTTTGTCTTGTTCAGACTGTTCAAGGTTCTTTGTTTGTCCTTGTAAAGCCATTATAAGTCAGCAAATTGTCCTTGTCAACCCTTTTTTGAAAATTTTTTATTTATTTTGTCTTGACTAAACCATTTTTAAGATGTATATTAAAATCACACAATAAAGAAAGGGGGTTGCTCCATAATGGAAACATACGAAAGAATACGGGAACTGCGCAAAACTTATTTACATTTAAGCCAGACAGAATTTGGGGAACGGCTGGGCGTTAGTCGTTCTGTAATAAAGAACATAGAATTGAACGCACTTGCCAGACCAGACCAAAAATTGTCACTAATGAAGCTGATATGCAGTGAATTTAATGTGAATGAAGAATGGCTGCTGAATGGTACGGAACCAATGTTTGTGCAGCCGGACACTTTCAGCCTTGACGACTTTGTGAAGTCTAAAGGTGCCACGGGTCTTGAACTGGAAATTGTGAAAACATATTTTGAACTTGACCCGGAAATCAGAAGAACTGCAATGGAACACTTCAAGCGCAGGCTTGCTGCTGCCGTAGCCGCAGACCCGGCATTGATTGTCCCGGACAGTGAAGAAGAACTGGAAGCCCAGTGCCCACCCGTTGACGCTGGCAATGCTTCCGGGGTAGACGCTGGGTGATAAACGCACCCAGCTTTTGCCCTTTACTTGTAGATTATTAGTTGCGTTGTACCAGAAAAATTCAGATTGTAATAAATGGTATTGCTTCTGTGATAGTAAATTGCATATACTCTGCTGTCATAGTAGTTGATATATTTTTTCATCATGTGTGCCACCTTTCCTATTTGCAAGGCTGGGCGCACTATTTATTATAATTTGTATGTATATTCTGGGATATTTCGCAGGAAAGGTGATTGCATGAAAAGAAAATCTTTATTTGCTGCTTTGGCAGTGACACTTTTATTATCTGGGTGCGGTGCTACTGTTGACCTAAACACCCCAAAATCTGCGGAATTGAAGCAGGAATATTCATTTTATCAAAATTCTGTTGATAAAATACGAACTGTAATGAAAGTTACACCAGAAGAAGCCGACGACATTTTTATTATCCTTACGGACTGCGGCATTGATAGTGAAATAAATTATATCTATGTGAAGTCTGATGAAGATAACAGCTTTTCTGTTTGGTCTTCCGCTTCTGAATATGTCACAACCCTTTCTGGCACTTCTGTTGAAAGCGTAACTTTGAATGGTTCTGTTTTATATCCTGCTGCCGCTGTGTCGGAAACAGAAGAAAGCGTGCAGGAAACAGAAAGCGCATTGACTGACCGTGAAGTTATAAAAGAATTGAAGCAGTCTATTGAATATTATAACAATACGGTCTGCACTACTCTTCCTTTGTACGCAAAGAAAGAGGATAAAGAAAAGGTCACTGAACTTCTAACGGAAGCCATAGCCACACTGGACGCCGACGTTGACAAGTATTTGCAGTATATGGACAACGAAAATTTGAGTGAAGATGTGCGCACAGCCTGCCAGTATTTGAAAACCGCTTTTTATGGTGTTTCTGAAACAGCCTTAAAGCCTACACTTGAAATTATGAACGGAAACACTGAAATTGAAGCGCCGGACTACGGCAATATTGTTATAGACGCACAGACCATGTACGTTGATGAAGCCGAAAAACTTATTGATTAAAATAAAATGCCCCGGCGTGCTGGGAACACTACCGTGGCGGGTGCAAAGATACATCATACCAGATACAACATACCGTCTGCAATTTTGATTATAGCACCTGCGGGCGGGAAATTAAAGGAAATGCAGGTGATTTTGTGAGAAAGAAAGAAATTGCCCCGGCGCTTGTCCGGGTTGCTTTATATATCCGGGTTTCTGGGGAAGAACAGAAAATAAAAGGTCTGTCACTGGAAGCCCAGCAAGAACGACTGGAAGCCTACGCACGGGAACGGGGCTGGGTGATAGTCGGCATTTATATTGACGCAGCAAAGACCGCCAGAAAGAATATGCACAAGCGAACTGAATTTCAAAAAATGCTTGAAGCGGTGAAGCGTGATGAAGTAGACATTTTGCTTTTCTGCCGTCTTGACCGCTGGTTTCGTTCTGTGGCTGATTATTATAAAATCATGGAAGTGCTGCAAGCGCATAATTGTGAATGGAAAACCACTGATGAAGAGTACGACACAACAACTGCAAACGGGCGCTTGTATATCAATGTGAAGCTGTCTATTGCCCAGAATGAAGCTGACATAGACGGGGAAAGAATAGACGTTGTGTTTGACAGCAAGATTGCACACGGCACCGTTGTTTCCGGTTCTGCTCCGTTCGGCTTCCGTGTGAATGAAGAAAAGCGGCTGGAAGTCGTACCGGAAGACGCAGCCATTGTGCAAGACGCTTTTAATTATTTTGAAAACACAGTTTCCCAGCGGGCTACTGTCCGTTATGTCCGGGAAACATACGGCGTGAACTGGTGTGACGCCACATTTCGGCGTATGCTGAAAGAAAAGCTGTACACTGGCGTGTATGACCGGGGCGGCAGATATAATGACCAATTCTGCCCGGCAATCATAAGCAGGCAGCAATTTGACCGGGTGCAAGCGCTTCTGACACGCAATGTGCGTTCTGCTCCATCTGGCAAGGTTTATATTTTCACTTCTATTCTGACTTGTGCTGAATGTGGGCACAAACTTGTTGGCTACAAATCCAGTGATTATTTTTATTACCGCTGCAACCAGCATTTCCAGCGTGGGCGCTGCTCTCATAACCATTCAGCCCGTGAAGACGTCGTGGAACAATGGTTGTTTGAACACTTAGGGGAAGAACTGGACCGCTGCCAGCTTGAATGGGACGTGGAAGCAGCCAAAAAGAAAGCGTCCGTTGCCCGGACTGACAAAGCCGCACTGAAACGGAAGCTGACTAAATTAAAAGAACTATATGTGAATGACCTTATCGACATTGAAGACTATAAAAAGGACTATCAAATATATGTTTCTGCACTGAACCAGATACCGGAACCAGCGCAGGAAGCACCGCCAGACTTTGCAGCTGTGCGCAGGCTTCTTGATAATAGCTTTAGAACCATTTACGATACTTTGACCCGTGAAGAAAAACGCACGCTTTGGCGTTCGGTCATTAAAGAAATAAGGATTGACAATGACCAGAATATCACGGGTGTTGTTTTTGGGTAG